TTAGGTCCTTGTTGTCGCTGGTGATTATAGCCCTGTCTTGCTGTCCCCACTTACCCTTCACAATGAAGGCGCGACTTGAACCTTGGGGCTCCGGCTTCACGAACGCTGTGAATCTTACTTCGCTCATCCCTTCGCCATCCTTTTGATTCCGAAGTCGCGCAGTTTGATTTTTGCCATGCGTCCGTCTAGGTGATGAAACACGATACCCTCAATGTCCCTGCCCGTCATCCAATCCAGCAGTTCTTCAAACGTGCGCGGCGCATCATCGTAGACATCAGTTTGCCCATGCGAGACAAGTTCGTGCGCTTCGTAGTGCTCCGGGTTGCCCTGTACCTTCGGCCCAACCAATTCATAAGTCCCGTCCGGTGGAGTTCCGAGCTTTAGAGCTTCACGGAACCACTTGTCTTCGGGACCATCTCCGACAGGAACCCACCCTACAGATTTCTTCGTTTCTTCGTCATGGCCAGCAAGTTCAAAACCGACCGGAACGGAATCTCCTTCCCGCAGTTCCCGCCGCCTGTAGAGAAGACGATCACGGACCATCGCACAGGCTCCGTCAATCTTCCGAGTCGCCACGCCCTCTCCAGCAGCGACCCACTCACAACCCGCATGAATCTGATTCAGAACACGCGACCTGTCCCCATTCCAGTCTCGTTCAAACATCGTGGGTATCTTATTCATTCCGCTCCAATCTCCACCAGCACCAGCGGGTTGTCCGTAGACTTCACCCTGACAGTCTTTCCATTCACTTCCAGCACCAACGGCCTGCGGTTTCCAGTGTCGTCAAAATGCCACCCAAACAACTCGTCCACCTTCAAATCAAAGTACCGTGCGATCTGAAAAGCCAACTCCAGCGAAGGTATAGCCCGGTGCTTCAAAACCGCTTCCGCATGGTTCTTCGATATTTCAAAAATCTCCGCAAACTCCCTGATGCTCAAGCCGTGAATCCTGGCTAGTTGGTACAAGAGCGGCATTGCCAGTGTTCCGTACACGGCTCGTTGCCGCTCGATAGTGCGCTGGAGATTAGTCGGCATTTTTTCGTTGGTTGAATCTGCGGAACTTAAGTGCGCTTTCCAATGCGTCTCTGAGTTTGTCATCGGGAGCGGTTTCGATATTCTGTTTAATCCATTCCGCAATGGTTACTGGAGCAGTGCGATCCTGTTCCACTAGAGTGAATGTTCCCTGTCCACGCGCTTTAGCTTTGGCATGAACCGCTGTGTCGCGGTCGTTCTCTGAGAGTTGATACATTCAGTTTTCCTTTCGCAGTTGTAGAAGTTCGGTGCAGATTTCAAGGTCAAGCAATGCTCGATCCTGTACAGTTTGAGGCGCGTATTCACCGACCACGATGCGACTGGTAGCGTGTTCGAGTTCTTTCTTTCTGTTTTCGATTACTTTGATGTCCAGCATGGCCCCCTCTACTTCACCTTCGCCATAACGTAGTCGAGTACATCCTTCACCGTCCCGGCACCGACGAGCTTCTCGACATCATCATCGGAAAGTACAATGTCCCACTCCTCTTCAACCTGCATCGTCAACTCGACTATATCCAGTGAGTCGGCCCCCAGGTCGTCCATCAGTTTTGCGCCGGGAGTCACTTCAGTTTCATCCACTCCCAACTGCACGGCAATGATTTGCTTCACTCTCTCTTCGGTGTTCAATCTTCCCCCTCCCAATGATTCCAAATTTTGGAATGCGCGGGCTGTGGCAGTGTGACCTCACCGGCCAATTACGGAACTGTGTCCCAACCCGAACATCTCCACCCGGCCCCTTCTCCATCGGCTGCTGCCAAGTCTTTCGACTCCCCTCTCAGGTTCAAGGCGCTCGTCTTGGTCGGAACCTTACCGGATGGAAACTTAAAATGAGGGGTTATTTGTTCGAAGGATTTTACGCCCACGTACTACCAACCCCTCATGCCGCAGTGGGATTCTCTCCCCTTTCGTACCTGCGGAACCTAGCTCCTGAAGTGAGTGGATGCCTGCTTGTCCAACCTGCATCCAGGCAACGAGAATCCATCCTTCTCCAGAGCCGCTTTCTTGTCCAACCAGCCCTGATCGAGAGTGAAGCACTGCATCGGCGCCGTACCTGCGGCCACGGCCTTGAGCAGCGCCTTCACGTCCGTCACCACGCACTTGTACGCGGTCTTGCCCACCTGCCCGACCATCCGTACAGGCGCTTCCTGCTGAATCACCACCGGAGCCGCCATGATTGGCTCTTCCAGAACTGCGTATGCGGCTTCTGAGTCTCCAGCCTCGTCAAGCTCCGCTGCCCTCTCCAGTTGCTCCTTACGGGCCGCTGCTTCGGCTTCCTCGCGGGCGATGCGCTCCAACTCCTGCTGCTTGCGCTGTACCTCTTGGTTGTACCCAGTGATGAGGCCCCCAAGCCGCCGCTTCTCCGCGTCCACCGGCCCCGCAAACTCCTTTTCGTGGAGTAGAAGCGGAGCCTTGAAAGCGTCTACCTGCTGCTTCAGCGGCTTGTAAAACAACTCGACTTCCCTCGTCGAAGCCTGAAGCACCCGACCGGCGTTGTTGGCCGATTCCAACTCTTCAGGCGACGTTACCTGCTTGATCTTGGAGGAATCCAAAACAAGCTGCTGAATATCTTTCTTGAGTGCAAGCCAACGGCGCTCATACTCGCTACCCGGCCCAAGCAATTCGACCGGAACCTTCAAAACCAACTGCCCTTCCAATACCGCTGTTCCCATTTCAACCCTCCATTTCAGTTTTTCTGCCTACATGAAGTCTAACCCAGTTTCGCCAATCCCGCATTCAACTTGAGAATTGCCCCGGAAAGCAGAATTTGAAACTCCCTCTGCGCCGGTATCAGGTCTATGTAGTGCGGGTGTACGATGCCCTCTTTGTCGAACTGAAGCACTACCCCCATCCAGCCGCCGTTTTTCTTGTCCTGAGCCGCAGTGTAACCACCCAACTGCCAGCGCCACGTCGGAGAGAACTTCACTCCACTCTTCAAGTCGATTACGGCTTGACGCTCTTTCCCCTGATGCACGATGGTCCCGCGAAGGTCGACCGTCAACCCGTACTCCATGCCGTAGAGGGAATGAATCCGCATCTCCTCTGCGGCTTCATACTTGAACTGCATAGCCTTGAGCTTCTGCTCAATCCCGGTCACGGCCGGGATGATCGCCATGTCGAGGCTGTCCCAATCCAGATCCCCTTCGACTAGAAGTTCGATGGCTTTGTGAACCGCGATTCCGTAGTTCCGCTTCCACTCAAGAATGTCCGGCGGAACCCCGTCAAAATCATTGCAGCCGAGGATGCTGAATACCTGAGTCGTGGACGGCACAATCGTGCCGCGCTCACTTCTGTACAGATGCTTCTTTTCATCGAAAAATCCGCCTGGAATTTCTTTTCCCCAATCCCCATTTGCCACGTCACCCTCCCTGCTTACAAGTTCCTCTTAATCCACCGCTTACCCTTCCAAACATTCGTTTGCCGTTCCACAAAGTCCGCAAGCTCCCTCAGACACGCCGGATCAAAGATCGTGTTCTTCTCCGGCCAGAACACGTACTTGCGCCAAGCCGGATGGAAGGACGCAAAACCAAGTAGGCATGATCCCTTCACTGATAGAACTGCCCACTTCTCTGTCTTGCGGCCTTCCTCTTGCGGCTGGAGTACAAAGTCCATGTAGGCCATCAGGAAATCCGTGAAAACGGCTTCACGTTTTTCCACAAATTTCCGAAAGTTACGCCCACCGACCCGCCGATAGCGCCGCCTGCGATCTGAGCCGCTTCGTCGGACGTGCAGTCGTCGTACTCGTACAGCGACGGCCCCCGGCTACCTTTGGCAAGGAAGAGGATTCTCCCCTGGCTGGTTTCTGCGTTGAACAACACTTGGTCGATCTGTGAACTTGCTTGCGACGGTATTACCTCAAAACCGCTTTCGTCTGCCATGTTACTTTCCCTCCATTGGAATTCCGAGTTTAGTGCAAACTTCTTCCACCGTTCCGTCCACAAACCGCTTACCGGCAGCACATATAACGCACGTTGGCTCTTCATTTTGACAACCAACCCCGATTACATCGTTAGCGTCGATTACAAGGCTCCCCGTACCTTTTCCTAAGTTGCACTTGAGCGTAACCCATCGCGGCGATCTCATCAGCGGGTTGGCAATCTTCGCTAGATGCTCGTTGGCTTCGGCAAGCTGAGCCGCTACCTCGGAGAGCAGAGAAAGAGCAAGGGAATTAAATCCAGCCTCGTGTTCGGCCACAGACGTTGAATTGAGTATCTGCTCTTGCAACTTCTCGTTGAGTGTTCTGATGTCTTTGGCTTTCATCGGTTACGCTCCTGCACTTGCAACGGCTTTTCCATCCCCAATACCTCCACTCCAAATTTTGGGGAACTATCCCTTTAACTCCCTGAACTGTTTTGGGCTCAACGCAACGATCCGTTGAGCACCGTTGATGGTTGCGATTACTCTTGCTGGAGACTCGCTGATGTCTATTACTTCCCCTTCTTCGATCCAGCCATGAAAACAAGGGTATTCAAGCGACGGCTCTACGGTAAGCAAAGCAAATTTATCGCCGGTACGTTTCCATTGTGGGTTTTGCCAAGGTGCGGCATCTTTGCTATCTACCGGATTCGAGAAATAGACAGCAAGACGGTGGGAGGGTCCACACTTCGGGCAATCAAGAATAAGCCCTTCGCCACTGTTCGGCCTCAGCAGCCCACACCACTTCGGATTTAGATCAAGCAAGTGAGTCATTTTTTGCTCCACGGGAGTTAAAGGGATAGTTCCCAAATTTTGGAATCCCGCGTTCCCGGTTAGGCGTATACGCGGACCCACGCCATTAAGACGGCCTACACTGAACCGTTCCGGTTTCCGACAGCGGCGAGACTGACGGAATCTCAATCAGGTAAGTAGTCAGCCCACGATTCCTCTCCAGTGCAGAGCTTTTCCATCCACTCGTACTTCCCAACTTCAAGGTCGGAAAGATGCTGCTCTGCGCGGTCTGGATACATGGCCGCGAGTACCTTCTTGATGTTCTCTTCCGTGAAGCCGGTCGTCTTCTTGTTCTGGCTGGCAATGCTGTAGAGCCGCTGCGCCCGCCTCCTTCCGATTGTCCCCGGCTTCGTCGTCGTCGGCAAATTCGAGGCCGTTGTTACCTGCCCGTTCTTCTTCAAGTCCTCGATCACCGCTTGGCCCTCGGGTTGCTTCTCGCCAAACATTTCATCGGCCACAGCCGCTGCATCCGGCGCCAGCGTCTTCTCCTCAACCTTCGTGACCTCTCCCTCTTGAACTGGAGATAGTTCAATCAAAGCCGCACAGGACCAAAAATCACCCTTCTCGTTTTGTGCGCTCTTCAGTTTGTCAGTCCACTTGCGAACCGCACGGAACTTGATGAAGTTACCCGCTATCATGTCGCCGTCGATGTTCTTCTCATCCACGGCTATGATTAAGGGTTCTCCCTTGACTGTGATCCAAAGACTGCCGCTCTTGGCTTGCTTGGCGCTTTCGATGATGCCGGAGATTTCCTTCTCGTTAGTCGCGGCAGCGGTCCCACCAGTCGTTGAACCAGTCGTCGTCGCATTCCCCGAAACCGCCTGGGCCGAAGTCTTTGTGTCCGCCTCCTTCGCGGCCTTCTCGCTGGCACGGGTCGGCTGCTGGACCGGAGGCTTCGTTTCACGTCCACCACCGCCGCGATCAAAGTCCTCATGGCCGGTCAATTCCTCGGCTGGCGTCGGCTTGTACCCGGCGAGTACGACAAACCATGAGAAAACACCCTTGAGAGCCTTCGCCTCCGCGCGTGTCTGCGCCATCGACCTAAGCTGAAAGAGAGGCTTGCTCTTAGTCCCCGCCGCTACCTTTTCCGCCTCGTAACCGCCCTTACCTTTACGCAGATTGGCGTTCCAAATCTTTTTTCCGTTGGCGTCGAGTTTGTCCTTCCACTCGTAAACCGTAACGTCTCCCCAATTTTCTTCTTCGTCTAAACACATCGACTCCGCGCGGCCAATCTCGTTCATCGTGTTCATGTCGATCACAACCGCAACGGCTTCGAATCCCCTCGTTGTGCCGCCGTTCCCATCAGGAAACTCAACATAGTGGGTTTCAATGCTTTTTGCTGTGCAGTTAAAGAAGCGACCCGCCGTACCCCAGTCCTCTCGCTCAAGGTATTGTTCATTGTTGAACACCACCTTGTTTTCTTTCATATCAAGGACGTTCTTCAACGCAACAGCGGCTTTCTTTGCCTGAGCTAATACCTCTTCCGGCTCACGCCACTGCGCAAGCGCCGATGATCCTTCGTAGTGCGTGATTGCCGTAGTGCTCATCTCACCCTCCATTACTCCGGTGCTCCTGCCATGAATTCCGATTTGAACTGGTAGCCATCTCTCTCTGCTTCCCAGTCTGATTGCTTTTGCCCCTTCCACCAGATTTTCTTATCGGGGTTCCAGCGGAAGTTGAAGTCTTTTGCTTTCTGATTGTCGTTGTACGTTACCAACGCCTGAACGTATATGACAGGCTCTTTAGACCGCGCAATGATGGCGTCGAGGTCGTAGTTGGAAGCAATCTTCAGCATCGTCAAAACATCAAATAAAGACCTGTGCTTCCACGGAGAAACGAATCCGTGCTCAGCCGCCAAGTGTGTAAGGTTCCGCGTCTTGACGCCCTCTGGGTACTTAATGTCTTCCATGCTACAAAGCCACGGAACCTGCCACTCTCCTTGGCCCGTCCTTACCCTTGCGGCTTCGATGAAGCCTCGATCAAACTTGGCATTGTGGGCCATCGTGTAATCGGCCAGCATACGAATCGTCCACAACCGCTCACACGCCTCTTCTTCCAGAATGCCGTACTTGAGAATCATCTCCGGTGTGATGCCGGTCAACTTCACTATTTCTTCGGGGATTTCAATTTCGTGGTCTACCAGTATTGAAATCATTTGAACTGGAATTTTCGTATCCCAATCCCATAACACCGCCGCGATCTCGATGATCCTGTCCGGCTCAGGTTCAAGCCCTGTAGTCTCCGTGTCCAAACCCAATACGAGCATTTACCCCTCCCTCGTCCACTCCAAAATTTGGAGTCCTAACCTTTTGGTTCCTTCAGAGATTCCCACTGACCGAGCGTAGACCGAAGTCTCTGAAGTTCATCCTTAGAACTCTCAACCTTTTTCTTCGCCCGCCTGACCGCTTCAGCCTTAGCCTCCACAAAGGACGAAAAGAAGTCGTCGCGGCTTTCTCTGCGCTCTCTTGTCCTGTGCGACCGATCAAACCTTATTTCATCTTCCAAATAAGTGACGAAGTGATCTGTAACGGCCACAACCCTGACTGGTTCAATCTCCACAGAGTACCGCTTTATTCTCCACCACACCCCAATAGGTTCGCGCACCACTTTCGACTCCATCAGCCCTCCCTCAACTTCCTGACCACTTCAATTTCCGCTTCCGTGAGAACCGCTTTGCCGTTCAAGTAAAAACGACCATGAAGCAATTCCTTCCGCAGTTTCTTCAGTTCCTCAACTTCAAAATCAGTCAATACGGCTTTCTCGTTCAACCGGACAAACTTGTTCGTTCCGTACAGGTCAACCAAAGCCACAATCCGAGCAAGCGAGGGAATCAATTTTTCTTGCTCCCAACGGGATACCGACGATTGGTTGCAGCCATTCAGCTTTTCAGCCACATTCAAGAGCGACAGTTTCGACGCGATCCTTGCAGATGTAAGAGCCTTGCCATTCACCGTAAGCAGTTTCGTTTCTTTGTACATAACGAAGATAGTGTTGCACGTTAATTCCATACCGTCAAATAGCACCATGCTGCGGCTTTGCCCATTCCAAATTTTGGAATCGCGTTTCTGGTTGCAAGTCGATGTAGGCACAATAGATAATGATTTTCATGAAGACTCAGAAGCCCAAAACCGTGAAGAAGCAGACCATCAAGAAGGCCGTCAAGAAGACCCCATCGAAGCCAAAGGTGAAGCTGTCGAAGGCCGACCCCTCGTACTACGCCAAAATCGGCGCGATCAGTGCGGCCAAAAGAAAGATCTCTAAAGAGTTCTTTTCTGCCATGGCGGTCAAAAGTCATGCGGCTGGTTCCCGCCCAGACAGATACAAAGGGGGACGCAAGCCTAAGCCCACAGAAGAGGCATAGTCGGGGAGCCTAGCCTCTCCGGTCGATACCCTGCGGCTTTCCACGCCTCCCACGGAACTCCATCCGGCCACTGCTTGCTAGGCTTGTCGTAGGCCCCGATTACCCACCGCTGAAACCCCACCAACTCCTGAGTCCTCACGAACGGCATCGGGTACGGCCTTGCGCCGAACTCCCGCAGCCGCTTTCTACGATGGTCCCAGGTTGCGAAGGCTTTGTCGTAGGGCCAGTATCCACACAGGATGTAGACCATGATGTGATCCGGCTTCACACCGTACTTGACGAGTCGTTCTAACCCAGCAATGAGTATGTCTTCATCTGGCAGGTTGTCCCAGGCTGTATAGATGCGCTTGACCGTCATTCCATCGTCGCGGTAATCAACTGAGGCAATCGCTTCCGCTGCTTCGTCGGTAAGGAATCGCGCATTGATACCCTGATTGAAACTGACCTTGAATCCGCCTTCCCGTATTTCTGCTATCCGCTGCCGCCACTCCGGTTGGCCGAAGAAATCATTATCGAGCAAGTGGAGGTGTCTCGGATACGGGTCGCCGCGCCACACCTGATAGACATTCTGAATCCCCTTCAATTCCGGTTCTTTGCTTGGGACCGCGCAGAACCCGCATTTCTTGCGGCATCCACGCTGCGTAAAGCCAAGAGACGCCTGATAGGTTGGGAACCATGAGTAATCTAGGCACTCTGCGGTTTCGCCGATGTCGATGCCTAACTTCTCTATCGTCGTCGGCTTTGAGGCGATTACCGGAGACAGTGGGACGAGTTCCCCTTTTCTGGCCGGGTCAATGCCTGTTCCGCCAAGATGCGCTTGCGGGTACCTGCGCTTGAATCTTTCAGCCAGCGGAATCGTCTTCCGAAAGATAGCAGAACCGTACACTAGATCCGGTTCGCGGCCAAACATGGTCACTTCAAAGGCCGCTCCGAACCGATATTCAATCTCATCTCCGCGTAAACGATGATGCGTTGCGATCCTCATCAAAGCAAGGTTCGGCAACTTTCCGTCAAGTTGGCAGAGCATTACGCGCATATTCTCCGAGTATATACTGCGAACATGTCCGATATTCCTCAACGCTGGCTCAGTCTCACTGGCATAAGCGCCACTCTCAACTTGACCGGCACTCAGATTAAGCTCCTCCACAAACAGCGATACCTCGTGCGGATCGGGAAGCGCCCCCAGGACTACCGATACCTCGACCCCACCCCCGAGTACGCCGAACGCCTACGGCTTGCGGCGGTCATGCTCTCAAAAAACTCCCAGGTCAACATCGACCTCCCCATGACCTTCCTGCTCACAGCTAGGGAGGTTGCGGAGATTATGGGCTGGAGTTTGCGCTATGCCAGAGACTTCCTCGAAGACACTAAAGCACCTTGCTGGAAGGCGAAAAACAGGGCTAAACTATTTTCCGTATCAACCGTGAGAGACCTTCTGTTCAAAAGACAGGGCAGGCACCTACACAAACAAAAGGCTCCGTTCCTGTTGCCCGAATTAGTAGCCTTTGCCAAGCGGTTTATCGACTCCGAGGCCGCTATCGTCCCAACCGACGAGCAATTCAAAGCCGATGCGGAACTCCAAAAAAAGATGGAATTAGTCATGCGACAGAGCAGCCCCGGCAGGGAGGTCATGCTGGCTGATCTTTTGGAGAAACTGGAGTTGGCGAAACAGGTAGTCCAAACTTTGGAATCTAAATGATGCAGACAGGATTGGGTACCTGCCGACCGTTGGCCCGTTTATGAAGCGCCTCTAAATGCTTCCCGGTACGCCTAATTGTTCCGCGCGAACTCACGCCGCATCATGTAGGCAGTATACACCTAATTCCAAATTTTGGAATCAGCGTGAGGCTTTGCGGGTCTTCGCCTTGCGCTTCCCGGCCTTCTTCACTGCGGCGTTGGCCCCACGAATCGCTCGCGCATCGTCCCCGGTTCGCTCAAGGATGGAATTTGCGACCTTACTCCACTGGCGCTTGCGCTTCGGAGACTTGGCGCGGTGTGTTTTGTTGTGCGCGTCTTTCGCTGTCCATGGCATTGCGGTTTATCTCCGTGATGCTTTTTCCCACTCGATCATGCCTTCGAGCCAAAGTTTGCGGCTTTCGGAATGCAACTTGGCAGCATTAGTGCAGATTGCGCGTCCCTCTGCGCTTAGTTTGCCAGACTTGGAAAATAATTCACGAATGCTGCGGCTAATTTTAACCAACCCAGCCTCTATCTGAGTAACCCCAGAGACTACCTTGTTGCCTTCTGCGATGAATTTTCCGCCATCCTCTTGACGCTCTTCGGCTCGATAAGATTCTTCAAAGAGCCTATCCGCTTCGGCGCGGAGACCATCAGACGTGTCACTAATCCTGTCCGACTCCTCTGATAACTTATCGGCTTCGTCGAAGAGTTTATCGGCTTCGTCGAAGAGTTTATCGGCTTCGTCGAAGAGACTGTTCCCTTCAACAAAAATCCCGATGCTGTCTTCAAATTTCTTCTGGGCAGCGTCCATTTACTTTCTCCTTGTTAGCAGTATAGCGCCAATCATCTCGGTGGCGGTTTGATTCCCATTACACTCTCAAACGGCGGGAACTGCCTTAAAGCCGGGACTTGACCTTCAAGGTACTTCCCTACAGATTGCTTGATCTTCTCAGGTTTCTTCAACGGCATTCTTCGGCCGGACTCGATCTGGCCGATGCGGGCAAGCTCCTCAGCCGTCTTGAACAAATCATCGTAAAAGCTGCCCGCGATATGTTCAACCAAGTCTGGAACCATGTACTCGAATCCCTTTCCTGCTTTCTTCAGTTCTCCAGCCGCAAGGTCAAGGAACGGATTCGTTACAGATCTCACCATATCCCATCCGTAAGCCAGCGTGTAGCCGTCGACGATGAACTTCAAAAGCTCTGCGGCTTCGGGATGCTCGAACGTCTGCTTCAGATTCTCGATGTACGTGTCCCAGGAGTCCTTTTCATGCTTGTGGCCGGTGAGCCCTTCAAAGCCCTTGTGGATGACGTGCTTCGCTCCAGCGCCGGTTGCCGCTAGCATCTGGCCGAGGATGGGTGAGGCTACCAATGCGTAAGCCAGCGGCTTGTAATTGTGGTGAACCACAACCTCTTCGTAAAGTTGCTCTCTCAAGAGTGATGTTGCCTTCAGGGTGAAAGACTCAAGAGCATAGGTTAACCGCACGGCCCTGAATAGTCCAATTGCCGGCTTTGACGCTCCCTTGGCGATTTCGTGCCTTGCCAACTGTGGCATCTGAAGTGGGTCGTCCGAGAATGTAGTGAGGTTGGCAAACGCAGTTTGAGCCCGCCCAATATCCCCTGGTGAGAATCGTCCGCTCGCAACTGCATCGTCAATCGATCCATTTCCAATCAGGAACGTATCGCTCAAGAGCCTGCGCGTGTTCTCTGCGTCCCTGCCTCCCCTCTTCAGTTCCTTGATAGCGTACTGATCGAGATACACTCTTGCGGATTCGCCTGAGAGTGCTCTGACCATCTTGTATGACGCTTCAAACATTTCTTTACGAAGAATCTGTCTTACCGGAGCGGCTTGTCTTTCACCGAAGACAATATCCGCTGCGCTCAACTGCCGCGTCAAAACTCCAACGTATCCGGCGTTTTCCATTACTTCTCTTGGATGAATTGCCAGATGCGCGAAAGCCTTTGCCAGCGGCAACACTTTACCATGCATTCCAATTGGAACCAACCCTAAGTGGAACGGGATCTTGAAAGCAGAATACGTCATTTTCGATGCGGCTTCATATGCGATGGCCGCGTTGTAAATCTTAGCCGTTATGTCATTCCAATTCTGCGGCTCAAGCGTACTGCGGAACATCGATTGCAAAGTCTCGATGCCGTTGATGTCGTTGATCTTCCTGATTTCAGTGTTGAGCTTCTGATTCTCAGGCCCAAAGTTCCTCGCCTGCGCTGTCGCCTCCGCTACTTGATCGAAGTATCCGACAAGAGTTGGATAGTCCCTCTTGATGTACGGGAAGTTTACTTCTCTTGCCCGGTGAATGTTGCTCAGGACCGGCGCCTTCGGAGTGTGCCGATTCAGATATTCGTATACCTGTTGATAGGTATACGGCTTTAACTCGGGGATGTTGGCGATGATCCGCTTTCTGATCTCCTCGTTCTTCTCCTTCATCATTTCGCGGAGGTCTAACTTCTTTCCGGTTTTCGGATCAGTAACTTCCTGATCCCAGTTGATGCGATGCGGATAGTACTTCGGATCTTCACCGAAGTCCTTGCCATAACGGGCAACAATCTTCCCGGTGTGGTCTCTCACTCCGACTCCGGACTTAGACAAGTCTTCATGGGCCATCCGCATCATGTCTGAGAGATCTGCGGCTATGGCGTTGATTCGAGGATCGGCGCTCGTCTCCTTCTCCTGCCCTTCCAACACACGGGTTATCGTCCAAACGGCTTTCTTGTCGTCGGTCTTAATGCCGTTACGCTTGAACGTGTCCTCCATTAGATTCCAATACTGACTTCTGGCTACGTCGTAGTCGGCCCTGTAGTTGCGGTTCATCAACTTCAGGTTCTTTCCGACTTCCGGCTTTCCTGCTCTGCGGGCGATGTTCTCCATGCCCAATTCTTGACTCAGAATGAGCCCGTAGTAGGGGAAAGGTCTTCCGCTTCTCAGTTGAGAATCCATTGACTGACGTGCTGTGTTTGTTTTGTCCCGGTCCAGGGGTAAATCTGTTTCGGTTGTGGCCGTTGCCGCCGACAACCCGACTGCGGTTTTGACTTCTGTAGATTCCAAATTTTGGAGTTCTGCCGGGACTGCCCTCCCAGACGCCACGGCGTTTCCAAGCCTGTCAATTTCATTCTTTGCCCTTGCATCCTCCGGCGAGTCTGGAGGCCGCAACTCAAACTTCGACTGGTAGAGACTGCTCCAGTCCCCTCCGGCGACAGCCTCCCCATACTTCATACCCTTGTGTTTCGCTTCTTCCGCCGATGGAAAACTGATCGCAGACCAATCCTGAATGCCTACATTCCTCTGCTTTGAACGTACTTGGAACTGGGTAGCATTGACCTTCATTTCGTTGCCTTCGGCATAGGCTAACTGGTCTTGACGCTCCCTCACTTTCTCTTCGTCGGTGTACGTCGACATCACGTTTGCAAGTGAGTCTTTCTCTCCCAACACTGCGGCCCGGAGCGCCTTCATGCGGGGTCCAACCTTCGTCTGCATGAGGCGAATGTCCGGCTCTGAGTCGGTTGCCAAAAAGACTGCGTGGACATCGGACTTGACGCCAAACCGCCACGGCCGGCCCATCGCCTGCTCTAACAGGACACCTGAGTACGGCGGTCCAAGGTAGATTGCGACTATCGGCTTGTCCCCTCCTTTGACATTAAGCTCTGGATAGTCGGCATCGTGCATGTCAACCCCGATACCGCCTCCCGCATAACTCGCATACAGCATTGGAACTTCTCCCTTGAGAAAGTCCGTGCGGGCTTTTTCTCTTGCAGCATCGGTGTTACCACGTCCGCTGTAGTCGCCCACTTGGGCACCGAACTCCGCATAAAGTTCGTTATAAATGCTGGGGTAAGCCGGAATGATTCTTGAGAGTTGCCCTCCCATTGCGTCGTCGAGTTGCTGGTAGGTGCTCGCTTCTTCACCTTCTGACCTCTCTCTGCGGAATAAATCATCTGCGGTGTGCTCTGAAAAGAACAGGACTCTCCATCCCTGATCTCTTGCTTGCTTTGCTAGTTCAATTGCTTGTGGCAGTCTTTCGCGCTCAAGGAAATTCTTCGTGTAGACCGCTTCAAACGCTGCGGCTTTCCGCGCCAATCCCTGCTTGCCCATCCTTGTGAATTGATCCCGAGCCCTGTCGAAACCTTCCCTGATGCGGTCGAGGCCGCGCTTCATAGAATCCGTGACTGGCACTACCCCGAAATGAGCATTGTATCCGTCATACGAGATGGCCTGAGAAACAAACTGGCCTCTCTCAATCAACTGCTCTCTCAACTTTGCCTGCTTGCCGGGGTCGAGCCGCGCAACGATCTTGTCTCCCACCTTCTCGTGTGCGAAGTTCTCCTGAATCCACTTGTCAAACTGTCCTTTCGGCCAGAGATTCAATTTGTCGAGATAGCCATATTCTTGTGGCGAATGGAATGGAGTTGCGCTCATGTAGACCGCTTTACCTGAGTTCGCAACTACGTCCCTGAGCATTTGCCCCTGCTGAGTTGTATCGTCGTACCACCTACGGGCTTCTCCGGCTTCGTCCGCCACTACAAGATCCCACTTCGAGTTTTTGTAGATGTCGTTGTCGAGTAGCCCCTTGTAGCTCGCTCCGTACACTCCCGGCTGACCCTCTGGAACATCTAGTTCCACATCGAAGCCGAAGGTGCTTGCCGCAACCCTCTTGCTCTTCCTAATCAACCCCTTGTTCTTTGAAACGATAAGCACACTGGCATCTGGTTTATTGCGGAGGAATTCTTTGATGACAGCGTTGCCGAGGTAGGTCTTGCCAGTGCCAGGAGGCGTCACAACCGCTACACCATCCCCTTGATCTAACCCGCTCATCACGGTCTGCACAATCTGCTTCTGGCCTGGGTAGATCAACTGCGCTGCAACCTTTGGATCAAGCGAGTACGTCGGCGCCGGAGTCGACTCAGGCAAGCCCGCCTTCTTCAGCCCCTCAACCCACGCCTTCTGATCGAACTTCTCGCCCGCAGTCGTTCCTACCGGCTCACCACGAACCCCCGCCAACGGCTCCAGGTTGACCGGCTTGACGTTCTCAAGGTTTACAGGCGCTCTTGGTACGCTGCCTCTTGCAGTTGCCCCTCCACGCTTGGCTCCTGCATATCCAGACACCCCCAGCTTGGGAGGTTGAGGAATTCCTCCAACTCGCGGAGGCTCTGAAAGTTTAGTAGGACCATCATTCGCTGCTCTTCCTCTGTCGGCTGTCTTGGCATTCTTTGCCTCCTGAATCACTTGCTTTGGAAGTTCCGGCTCCGTCTTCGGTGCCAGCGGCTCTACACCGTGATCGGCACGAATACGGTTCCGCATGTTGTCGATTTGCATTTGAAGCAGACGGCGCTCGAAGGTCTTGTAAGATGGGGTTTCCTTCAGACGCTTCTCAAGGTCTTCGAGTTGGAGGCCGGGGTGACGCTCCGGTAGTCCTTGAAACAGACTCCCCTTCGGCACTTTGCTAGTCGTGTTGATCTTTACGCCCCAGGTGCCATCCTTGCCCTCAATGATCTGCCCACCCTTGATCTTGTCGCTTCCTATGGCCGCTGACGCATCTCCTTCGGATGAGAATGTAATGATCACACTCGGCTTCTTCGGGTCAACGCGGTCCCCAACCTCATCAACCACCTTGCCGTCGATTGAATCCCTCAGTCCCGTTCCTCCAAGCTCTCTCGCCAACTTGACCACGGGATGCGGCTGGTCTTCCGGTCTGACAATCTTTTTCTCTTGCGCTCTGGCCTTTTTAAGTTTTTCTCGCCAATCGTCCGCGACATTGAAGCCGGTAATTCCGAAATTGTCTGCCATCCACTGCCTGAAGTCGTCGCTGAGTTTGAACGGAGATAAAGGATCACTTTGCAGTTTACGGTAGACGGAGATAAACATTTCTTTGATGTCTTTGAGGACTTTCCGCAGTTCAAATCCCGGCTGAAAGTCCACCGCATTTTCGTCACGCAAGAATTTTTCGCTTCCATAAGCCAGTTTTTCCATCCTTTCGTTTTGACCTGTGTAGTCCCAGTCTCTTCCGTATTCCCTCTTGTAAGCAGCCTTGTTGACCTTGATCGTGTCGATCTGCTTCCACTCTTCCTCGTCAATAAGGGGGGAGATTGCGTGAATGAACTCGTGAATAGCTGTCGTTTTGTCTGCGGCTTCGTTTAGCCGCATGATCCCTTCCGCAAAAACATATTCACCGCGATGGCGAGAATCATTGCCCTTTTCGATACCCTTGAAGCCAATCTCTTTCAGTACCCACGCTAAGGCATTTTTATGCTCCACTCCCTCCGGTTTGCGGCGTTCCCATCTCGCTTCCGCCAAAGCCTTAGAAGTGTCGTAGATAGTTTCAGCGTTCTCTTTGGTCGCCTCAAAGAAGTGCAGCATCTTCCTATAAGTTCCAGGGCTGATATGACCGTTCGCCGCTATCTCTGCGGCGATATCGCGCTTGAATATATCCTCTGGAGATGCAGTCTGAGGCGGCGGTCCCAAGGATTTCAGAATCGACTTCCGGATTGGCTGGACGCTCTCTTTATCGAAGAGGTACATCTCTGCGGAGTCTTTGTCTGCTGGGGATGGCTTTGCTTTGTTTTGCTCAAACTGGCGCAGATTAAACTCGTCGCCGCGTGCTCTGGCTTCCTCGATGGCGTTCTCCATCAGCCATTGGTCAACACGCTTAACGGTATTCTGGGCTTTCCGGTTGGAATCAGTATCGAGTTTGGGGAACGGTGTCGTCTTGCGCCCTGTGGCGGTAGAGACTACCTCTCCAGCACCCAGCATGTCTCCAATTTTCCCGGCACGGATTTCTTCCGGCTTCTTCTCTTCTACCCTCTCTTCATCGGGCACGTCACGGCCCTGCAAAGCCGCATCGTACTCGGCCTGAGAGAGCATCCAACCAGCATCGGTCTTCGCCTTGTCTGTCCCCTTGTTCCTGCGGAAAGCCGTATCCCTCAATTCCTTCGAGAAAACCCTGTTGAACTTGTCTACCGGCTTCTCCAAAGACTTCTCAGCAGAATCAAACATTCCCCCTTGAGTGTCTTCATCGGAAATCCAATTCTTCAGCCTGTCTCCGAACGCACGGGGATTAGCGGCCTGTGAGCTATGCAGCGCCCTCCACAGCGACTCAACTACTCTTCCAGGCTCCGGTGGAACCTCTTGCTCCATTCCCGTCAAATCAATTTGGCTTGGAGAATATACCGCATCCCACCTGTCACGGCTTACGGCTCTATCCGGGTCCACGTTGACGGTCAACTTAGCGGCTTGCAATGCCTCCCTGATCGGTTCGGTGATGTCCAATTCGGGGAATACGTTCAGTCGCGTCACATAACCGATAGCATTTTCTAACGCTCTGCCAGCCGTCTCATTCTCGATCCCTGTAAGCAAGTCGGGGTCTTGAAGAGCATGACCAACTACAGCCTTACGGAATAGTCTTTCCCCCTGCTCCGTGAGAACATCGTTCCCCATCTTGTCTTTCATGAACCACAACGATTGCTGTGAAGTGGGGATGTCGAATCTCGCTGCGGCAATCTCCGCAAACTGAAGCGGATTATCTCTCATCGCCGCGTTCAATCCGCCTTCTGACTCTTCTACCAGTCGGCCAATTTTGTTTACCGCATCCTGATCCAAACTCCGACCGTACACCAATCCCTTCTGTGCATCGCTGATGTTGTCGGCTTCCGATTCATTGAAGAGAAGTCCGTATTTTGTCGCCTCTTCTATCGTCTGAATTGGATCGTCCATCATTCTGACAACGATGTAGAACTGCCCGTCATCTGGATATTTACCAATGCCGTTCTCCTTGGCGAGTGCGGCCATCTTCGACTTTAATTCTTCAACGGCTGCTGCCCTCTCTACCGGATCTGCTATCTCGTTGAGCACCTGAAGGTGCTTCAAGAGTCTCTGGAGACGACCGTTGCCGCTTACCGTGCGGCCCCCAGGTTCAACCAGCGGCGGTCCCGACATGGCATCAATCGTTCTGTTGGCAAATTTCTCGAAGTTGTACCCTGAAGTCCTTCCATCCTCAGACACCGCATAACGCTGCGCGTCGAGGCGTCTCTGAAGGATGGTTCTTTCGTTTGGCTCTCTCGGCTGCAACTGCTTTGGGAAAAGATTATCGTCGGTACGAACAAGGTTATCCCCCTCCCAGTGATGAGAGAGGATTACGGCGCCAGCCGGGACAAGTTCGTAGTGAGCTTTTACCTGCCGTTGGTTCTGGTCGATGATTGTGTCTTTTCCACGGAGATGAATGGAGATCGGGGAACGACCGGGGAAGTCTCCCTTTGGCCCCGCCTTTGCCCTTGCTTCCGCGGACTGAGCTACGGCTTCCTTGGCTACCTTCTTTGCATCCTCTGCGGCTGTCGCTAACTGTTCGGCTTTGGCCACTGCTCTTTCAGGAGTTTCGTCACGAGAAATCTCTGGGTTAGATGCCTCTTCTACGGCCTTGACTGCCTCTTTATGAGCCGCGGCTTTCCGGCTATCTGCCGCTGCCGCCTGAGTCTCCGCCTGTACTTGTGTCTTCGGCTCCGGGTCTTTTACCTTGCCTTCCATGCGGTCACGAACGCCGTCCACAAGGAACTTCCGATGGACAAGATACGGCTTTTCGAATGCGACCTTCTCTTTCTCCTCTGCGGTCCAGTCCCGGTCGTGAGTGATCTCCCCTTTTTCCAAAATTTGGAGTACACGAGGGCTCGGATTCAGCCGGTCAAATGGTATCGGGTTCGCCTGCCCAGACCGCAGATAGACCTTGCCGTTCTTCTCCTCGACAATCCACGGCCTGTCGGGACGGAATGGATCTGAAATTCTGTCGCCAACTTCGAGCGAAGCCGCTTTGCCTTGCGGGGTTCCCGGTTGACTCTCTGAAAGTCCTATCCGCATCACTTCATCCGGCGTGGTCCCAAACTGCTTTGCCAGTTGGTTGATGATGTTGTTCGGATCGTTCGATGCCTTGTATGTGGCTCTCCTCTGCTCTCTTGCTTTGCTGGTTTCCTCTGGAACCGGAGGCCGCGCAAGAAACTCCTTGCGGCGCTCTGCCTTCTCGCCTTCGTCGGCACGTTCCTGGGTGATCGTCGATTCTTCAAGACCGGCGTTCTGTTGTGCAACCCGCATCTCCCGGTCAAACTCTTCCTGCCTGACTCCGATCTGCCTCTTGATGTCGCGGTTTCTGGAGAAATCCGCCCTGCGCTCCAATCTGGTCTTCGTTCCGTATCCAACCTTGCCCGAAGCCGCAAGCTGCATGGCTTGATTCGAGTACGTTCCCCGCTTCATCAACGGGACCGTCTCGCCATCCGATGAGTGCAGTATTCCCTTCGCGTCGAGTGTCCACTTCACACCCTTCTTCGATGTGATGTAGTCTCCCGGCTGGTAGACGTGATGAAGATTCGATTCGATCTGCACCCTTGCGAGTTCTGGCAGGCTTTCGAGTGTCGCTTGGACTTCTTCTTCGCTGGCGCCGGATTCCCGCAGAGTTGCTTCAACTTCCGATGCGTAATCATTTGCGGACTTCTCGCTGAATGGTCCGTTGAGACGGCCTTCCCGAGCCGCCATGAATACATCTGGAAGAGTAGTCTTCTCCGCGATGCCAGCACGTTTCTGCGCTTCGCCTGTGTTAATCTCTCCGTCGATCAACTGCTGGCGAATCTCTCCCAAAGTCGCCGCTTCCTTGACTTCTTCGGCTGTCGCCTCCGGTTGCGCTGCCAAACCATCAGCCGCAAGTTTCAGAGAAGATAGTCTTGCAACCGTGTCGGACGTTTGAGGATCGGCATTGAAGTACAGAGATTCTGGCGTTTCAGTGAAGTTGCCGTTGCGGTCCAGCCATTCAACTCCGCGTGGAGTCTGACGATAAACCGAGTGTCTTTCCCCGTCAGTTCCAACACCAAATCTATTCGTCTCTCCCCAAAATTGAGCAGGGTAAGTGACGTGCCCTGAGCCGTCTACTTCAGATTCGACAGGACGCCAAGTTTCCGCTTCGGTGGGAACTTGACCGACCGCCTGACGACTGGCGAAAGTCTCCTCTCGCCCCTTAGAGATTTCCTCTGCGGTTTGCTGGATGGCTTCGCGTGACGCCGCTGCCTCTTTGCGCTCCTGCGCACGGGCTTCTTGTATTGCGGTGTCCCTTGCGCCTAAGAATTGGGCGCTTTCCTCTGTCTGCTTTTTGAGTTCTTCGGTACGCTGGTCGACCTTGGCCTTGATCGTACCAATGACTTTCTGTACCTGCTCTTTTCTTGCGGTTTCCGCTCTCTGTTCGTGCAGAGCATTAACCGCTCTCTGAGCCGCCTCTGGATGCCAAGCCTGCTCCCACGCGAGCCCAGCATAGTGAGCCGCCTGCATCTGCCGTTTTTGCCGGATGCCGTCTGCGACTTCGGCATTCTTGGCGTCAACCGTAGCCATCATCGCTATGTACTCTGGCGAACTGGAAACGGTCTGATCGATAACTAGCCCCTGGGTTTCTGGAGATAGTTTGTCAAACTTCTTCCCCATAGTAGCGAGGGACATCTTATTCAGATCCGATTGCACTCTCTCTGTCGCGTCGACGTGGCTGATACCAGCCTTTGCCATCAACAGACTTCCCAGTCCATTTACTGCCTGCTGCGTAGCTGTGTCCCAATCTCCACTGATGTAGCCCTTCACGGCATCGCGGATATTTATGTATGACCCTTCAACCATCTGGGAGATGAACTGAGCCTGAATCAACTTGCCCATCACTCGTGCGGCCGGAACTAGCCTCGGCAATCCAATGCGGGCCGCAGTCTGAGCAAGAGCACTCTCACCAAAAGTCCCAACCATCAATCCGATCTGGACCGGAGAAGTCAACTCTTCGCCAAATTGAACTGTCCCCTTTGCTCCTCCCTTAGCAATAGACTTGATCTTATCTCCGGTAGGCGTTCCGTACATTAAGTTGGCGGCGTCTACAGTTGCAGGAACGTACTCATCAATAAACTTTTCCTGCTTTTCCTTGAGATTCTTCCACTCCTCATCGGTTCTACCAAGCGGGTTCTGCGCCTTTTCCCAAATTGCGCTTGCCCCACGGCGAATATCATCAAACGAATTCGCCAGCGTCTTTCCGGTCTGCGTATTTCTGAACCAGATACCAGCCTTTTCAATTGGAGTTGGAGTCCACGGTTTCAACTCTGCCGGCGGTTGGGCAGGAGGTTTCTGTGCTGGCGTCTGATTGTAAAAACGTGCAGCATCTTCAGCACTAAATGGCTGGTTGACACGCGACATATCCGCAACCGGAGCGGCCTGCGCTGTTTGTTGGGTGGAGGTCTTCAGTCGGTCGATGTTGCGCTTGATTACATCGTCGCCAAGATTGGCGTACTGAGGGAAAGCAGACCGGAACTTATTCGGGTCCGACAAATTATTGTAGATTTTCTCATCGGTCCAATCCTTCAAGCCAGGATATTTCTGCTTGAGTTCTGGAACCGGGTTCCAAACTTGCTGTTCGGCCATCGCTCATTGCCATCCTGGAGGCAAGTTTCCGCCTGCCTGTGCTCCTGGTGTTCCCCCAATTGACTTTACGGCAGCGTCGTACTCCGCTGCAACGCGACCTTTTGCCTTTTCTCGATCAATCACAGCTTGCGCGTAGTCCCGATCCTTGACCGCTTGAGCGGTTGCGAGAATCGACTGGTCGCCAGATTGAGCGGCCTTCGCCTGAGCCGCAGCAAATGCCTTATCCGCAGCCTCGATGGTCTTCGTGTAGGCCGTCTCTGCCTTCTGGTAGCCTTCCTGCTGAGCCTTTACCGCTTGACGTGTCACAGAGGCTGTCAGAGCCGTCTGCTTGCCTCCCGGTGGAGGGGTGATTCCGGTCTTTGCGGCCTGCGATGCAGTCTTGCCAGCCTGCGGTGGACGGCTTATTCCCTGCGTTCCCTGCCCGCTAGGAGACGCCGTTGCCTTTGGAGGCTTACTTATCCCTCCCGGCTTCGCTGTGCGCGTTGTGGTGGTGCTTCTGTCTCCCTGCGGGTTGCTTGTAGACGTGCTCGTGGTCGCCGTTGACACAATTCCGGCCGCTTTCGCATATTGCTTTGCGGATGCCAGTTGCTCGGCAGTAGCTTTGTCTCTGGTCACCCCGATGCTTTGGAGGTATTTGTCTTCCAATTCAGCATCGGAACCTGCCTTCGGACCTGTGTTGTCAACCGGCTGTGCGTCTGGGTAAAACTGGTTCGCCTCTTCTGGATACAGGTACGCTTTCTTCCCGCTGGGAAGTTGGTACAGTTTCGCCGCTCCCGTATACTTCATTGGAGCAAGGGCCGCTCTTGCGTTCTGCCATGTCTCGTAGTTCTTCTTCGCATCGGGAGGCAGAGACGCTATCTCATCCGGCGACAGATGGGAAAACGTAGAAAACCCTGCTTGAACGGTCTTCTCGTTCTGTAACTTCCGAGATTGTTCCTCGTTCGCAAGCCGACCGGATTCCAAACTTTGGACTTGTTGTTGGCCCTGTGGTGACAACCCCGGTGGTTTGGGTTGCATGGTTACTAGGGCGATTTTCGGAATAACATGGGGGTTTGCCGCAAAGAAGTCCCCGATGTTATTGAACCCGGCGCTTACAGGGTTCTTCTTTTTCTTGTCGTCCGGTGACTTTACAGGGTCCGTATCCCCTGCGGCTTTCTTTCCCTTTTGAGTCTTCTCGGGAATGACAAACTGAGCCTTAGTCTGCTTACCCGCTTGAAAGGCGGTTGTGTACGCCTGATAAGCTGCCTGAGCCGCTGGATCGTCTTGCTTGCCGCCTGCCTTTGTGAGAGCGTCCTGATACTGACCGTAGGCCGCTTCGCTTGCGGCATCCGCTGCGTTGATCGTCGCCTGGGCTTGCGCGTTCTTCCGCTGCTCCTTCATCTGATGCCCTGCCATGAACCCCTTGAGCAGAGAATCCCCGATAGCAAGCGCACCTGTTCCCTTCCGCCCGAACTCGCCCTGCAACGGCGCTGCCGGTCGGCTCTGTTGCTCTATCGCCTGGGGCGGCAATTGGATTAACGGAACAGTTGAGGTATACGGAGTAATCGAGAGAGGGTCATTCTGCACGCTCATTAGAGTGCCCCCGCCACTGAAGCACCGGCTCCGGCCAAAGACGCCCCAAAACCAAGCATAGTTGATTTTTGCTCGTTGTTTAGTTGCTGGAGGTTGCCGTATTGATTGGCGGCGGCATTAAGCCCCTGAAGGCCCGAAGAGGTAGCTTGGTTACCTTGGCTCACGTTCTGACCTCCCAAACCAGCAAGCGAACCAAATGCGTTCGTATAAGAGCCCGTTGTCAGATTTGAAATCTGTGCTCCCTTAGACAAATCCGCTTCGGATAGCGCAAGGTCTCTCGCTCCACCCCTCGGAGCGTTCTGCATGATGTTTTTGAGTTGCTCGTTCGACTGTCCGGTAATCTGCTGGATGGCCGGCGCGTTTGCCCTTGCCAGCGCGTTAGGATCGCCGCTTGCCAGCTTGCCGTAGTAAGACGTTGCTTGCTGGAGTCCGGGCAGGGCGAGGTTAAAGAGAGTAGAACCCTCTTGGGCGCTTTGGGCTCCCGTAGCCGTCAATTGTTGGGCAAGCCCCGTCTGAGCCGCTTCTAAGGCCGGACTCGACTCGGCACCAGATGGTTTGGAAATCGGAGTATACCTCTCTCAAAGAGAGGGTAACGCCAACTATACCGGCTCTGCCACACATTTCTTTGATTCAAGCCACTTAGAGAATTGCGGGAGGAAATCTTTTGCCTCGATCATGACCGCCCGAGCGGGAACCAACTTCCCCTGGTAGAAGTGAAAATTGGGAACTGTGGCCGTGGTTTGGAAGCCGAGTTTGAGGGCATATCTGATCGCGGCTTGGTTTGATTCGATCATCACTCCATGAAGAACGGTGATCTTCAAACCCTTCATCCAGTAGTAAATTCCGAGCATTCCAAGGTCTCTCAGGTAGCGGGTGTGCCGGAAGAAGCAAAAACCGCACATCGCCGCTCTTGCGCCGTCAATTCCTTTTGCCGCTTCAACCCAAGCGTACCCAACTGGAATCACGTTCTCTGTTTTCTCTCCCACGTTTTCAACTTCGCAGAGAATCTGCAAAACCTTTTTGGACTCATCGAACATTCGGATGAAGTGGTCATGGTCGGGATTGTCGCCACACAGAACTTTTTCAAGCAACCCTGCTTCTTTTGTCTTGTAGTAGAGCGTTGAGAGCATCCCATCCCTATACACAACAGTACCAGGAGTGAAAGGAACCACTGCGGCTTTGTCGGTCATGAACTCCCAATTATTCATCTGCTCACCCTTCACTCCAAATTTTGAAATTACAGTTCCTTCCACAACAGTTCTCGTCGAGTGCCAATGCTATGCTGCCCTCGGTCTACATTTATCTTGGTGTTTTTCAACGTAATCGGAACGTACCAAACAGCCGCAAAGAGTACACAGAAAATAAATCGTTCTCTGATCTTCTCTCGCCGGATTCACGGCTAGGAATTGATCCTGGCTGATCTTTTCCTCGCTCCCGGCGATGTCTGCGCTTGACCGCAAAAAATCCGCAAACATGGAACCGATACTGCGTTTATTAAGTCGCAGTGATTCCCATAGGGGAATGTCCCTAGGTTTCACGTAAATGGTTTTGTTCCCCACGGCTCACTCCAAATTTTGGAATCCCTACAACTCCCCGATAGTGTAGACAACCGTTGCCACTGCGCTGTTCGCATAGTTCGTCGCCACTGCGATTGCCTTGATTGTCGTCGTGACTGAAACTGTAATGGCCGCACTATACAGAGTCGAACCCGTCGTCGGTGTCGTCCCATCCGTGGTGTAGTAGATTGCGGCTCCGGGCGTTGCACAGACAATCTCGGCTACCACGCTTCCATAAGTCCCCGAAGGTGGAGAGAACACAGGCGCACCTGTGGTATTCACGGAAGTCCCACTAATCGTCTGTCCCACCAGCGTCCCCAAAGCCGCTGTCAAAGTAGTATTCGCCCCATTGAAGGCTGTGTGCTGATTCACAATCCAAGCCGTTACCTGGGAGATTTCGCTACTGAACTGGTTCGCATACTGATTCGTATCCAAGCCGTAGCTCTGTGAAGGTCCATTCCAGGTGCTCGTCCCATTCGTCGTCACCGAATGCACTGTGATGCTGACATAGCCGGTATTTGAATCTACCGCTACTTTGTCGACTACAATTGATGTCGTGTCCGCCATGTCTACCTCCTAGAAAAAACTTCCGGCCGTGGGAGATCCGATTATAGGCGACCCACCGCCGCCGCTCTGAGCAACCACCCCGCCAGAAGATGTGAGCGACACAACCGCTACGATCTGGGAACCATCAGCACACACGCGCAAGCGATTGTAAGCTGTGTCCCCAGATAACGGACCAACCAAAGCAACAAACTGGCTCCTCTTCTTGGCCATGTAGTAATAGGTGTTGCCCAACTCCACGTTTCCGCCAGAGCCGCTTACGGTCCCCAAGAAATCCTGATACGTGAACTCGTTTGGAGGCGTGTATGTTGTCACTTCCCACGGCCCATTAAACCCTGCTGGACTTACTCCTATGATCGTCACAACCTGTCCCCGGCTTACGCTTATCGGATTCACGGTCTGGACCGTCACCAAATTCGATACACAACCAATCGTGCTGATAGCGTAAACCGTAGGAAGACTGAGCGTGTCTGTCCTCGATAGAAGCAATATGGTGCTCCCATCTGCAAAAGTAAAAGGACTTGCTGGAATGATTACCTTCACCCCTCCAGATACGTTGCTCAACAGTGGGTAGATATTGTTGGCATTGGGGGGAGTGCTCATCAAATCATTTAAGAAACTGCTCTGGGCTTCGCGCTGACTGCCTGAATTTATGATTCGGTATCCAAGCATCGGCTGTGAACCGCTTGGAGAAATTTGCGGTTTCAAGGCCGCTGCGGAGTATGCTGCCTCTGCCGCTTCGCTCGTCAACACGTCGCTACCTGCGGTCGGTGGCGCCACATTCGTAATTTTGTTCCCAGAAAGATTAAGATGATTGCTTAACTCGACTTCCCCTGAATGACCCCCGAGAATGTTCACGGCATCCTGCAAGTTGCTCATCTGAATTTGTTCAGGAAGAGACAACGAGGAGAACGTGATCTTTCCGAGTTTGGGAGGCTTCGGCATGGATTGATGATACCTTATGTTCGCAGTTTATGGTAAACAACAAAGCCCCAACCCAAAAAGGCTGAGGCTCTGTCTACCTACCGGGGATGCCCGATCCATTAGGGCGTCGGCGTCGTAAACTGGACCGCGACCGATTGCGTGAGTTGCGACGGAGGCGGCGCCACGGCGTTTGTCGTGATCGTGAACGACTGCGACCACTGCGAAACCACGCCATCAGTATCGGTGACGGCGCAGGATGCCGTGCCGGTGACAGCGCCCGCTGAGGCCGCTACGCCAGTAACAGTTGCCGTGACACCATCGGAATTCAGGACCACCGTTGCCGATGGATCACTGAAGCTATAGGCGACGTTTGACAGCGTGCCGCCCGAAGGGGTGACGCCATCGGCCAGAAGCGGCTGAATGGACGCCTGCGAGGTTTGACCTACGTTGAGTACCAGAGCGTTGTTCATGGAGTCTCCTGTGAAGCGAACCGCTATTGAGTTGGTTGCGAGTTTGGGTTTTAGTTCATGGCGAATCTCTCTGAGAAGCCGCTTAATACGATCTTTGCATCTCAGCGTTTCCCATTGAAAGTCCAGAGCTTCACGTAGTTGTTCTAGTGGATCGTAGCGCGGATTAGTAGCCAAGTGATCCCTCCACCAATCTCATGCACATTGTACCACCAAATTTTGAATCTGTGTCGTGCGGTTTTGGACAGCGGTTTCACCCGCTGATTTTCCAGCCAGCCGCAAAGGTAGGAGTTTTGGTCAACAAGAGGAGACTACTAGGCGGGAGTGTGCTTCGAGGAGATTTGAGAGGGACTGGCTAATTGCGTACATCGTAACACAAAATAAAACCGCCGACTGCATCATCATCGGCGGGCACTTCAATTGCGGGCCTCGAATTCAGATATGAGCCGTCGCACGTCTTAACCTTTTCCCTGACGGATGCTCGCCAGTCCCCACGGGAGGCTCCTTCCAACGTGCTTGAGGAGCGGAATCCTGATCGGCTTTCTCTTCGAGTACAACGCCCTCTCTGGTGGAATCTTGGTTGCGAAGGTGGGATTTGAACCCACGACCTATGCGTTATGAGCGCATCGAGCTACCGGGCTGCTCTACCTCGCAAAATCATTATGCAACAGGTCCGTCATGTTGGCAAGTACCTCATAGGTCAATGTCCACCTTGAACGTGTCGGTAGCTTTAGGTCGGCACATCTTCCAGATGATCGGCGCGTAGTTCTTTCCGTCCAGCATGGCAAACAGCACCGGAGTCAGCGGCGGCTTTGCAACGGCATAGAGAGCGAACTGCTTGCGCTGCTCGGCGGTCGTGATTATCTTCTCTCCTTCGTACTCAAGCATCGCAACCAAAGCCGCATCCTCGATCACCTTATATGCACTCAGGAGAACTCTCTCCACATTGTTGATCCATGCCACGAAATCGGCTGGAACGTCCGTTGTTACCGTAGTCAAGTCGAGGCCGTCTCTCAGCATCTCCCAAATCGTTACCGGATTGGTTCCGGTCAAAAGCCGATGCAAACGGCAATACGTATCCATCTTCACCTTGACGCGCAACGGCCATGTACCGAGGCGATGCCACGCCACAACATAGCCCTCTTCGTTCTCGACATCCTCCACAACGCATTCATCCAGCGGCTTGTCGAACTCATCCACGACCCGTAGATTGTTCTCACCTGTCCAATGCCGCAAAAACTTCATCGGCATCTCTTCGCCAGTCTCGATATGGACACTTGCGAGGACTACAAGACCAGACCAGTCGTACTTCACAACAATCTGATTTTCAGGAAAAACAATCTCCACAAGAGGCGTGAATCCGGGAGGCCAAATAAATGCGGGGCGACTATTGAGCCAGTTGGTTGCCCACACCGCTTGATCGCTCGTAAATGATCCGCGTGTCGCAACGGCCCACTTGCCATCGTAGCGATAGAGAATCCCAAGGCTCCCATCGAACTTCCGCGTAATGCTCGGCACGGTTGCGGGGAAGTTTTCTGGCATTGTTTCTGGATGCCGGGAGTCTGAGTAATTCCAAAATTTGGAAAATGGCCGCGCAACAATTTCGCTGGTCTGCGAATCGAAGATTAGCCCTCGGCACTTGTCGGTGACTTCATTCCACAACTCAGGGCTGAATTGGGCCTTCTGTGTGTAGTTGAGAATGCGGAGCGGCAATGAGGGATGAACCTGTTCTTTCACCATCCCATCGGCAATCTGTTGCATCAACTTTTCGCGGTCAACGTAATCGAACAACTGCATCAGAACTCCTCCAAATCACGGCCCCGAACCCACTCGACGTTCAGCCCTTCAGATTCCCACATGCGACAAACAGAAGGACGATCATCAAGAACCAGAGCAATCTTCTCTTTCGGCATGTATTTCAGAAAGTCGGCTTTCACCTGAGTATCAGGCCGCTTGTCTCCACCGGACCTCATGAAGATATGGTCAATGCGGAGCGGAAAACCTTCCCATGTGGCACGTAAGAACCACAGAGAAGTCTTCAACCAGTAAGTATCGGGACGCCCAGACACGACACAGATAGTGTGACCCTTGCTCAGTTCGTGCGCTTTGCGGAATACAGCCTCAACCGGGGCATCTTTGTCGCACTCCTCGAAATAGGAAGTCCAATCTTTCTTCTCTCCCGTAACGAGATGCTGCCGATGGTCACCGTTAGCCAAAGTTCCGTCAATGTCTACCAGAGCAATCGGCCTTTCGCCCCACTCAATCATACCGTTCTGAAGAGCGAGCCTTTCGATTACAGGTCGTCCGACGCCCGGATTGCGCTTGCCGTCGCGGTCAATGCAGACGCCTATATCTACATCCATATCGTGCGGGACAAACGCCTGTCCGTGATCCTTCGCAAAATCAGACCACATCTGACGGTGCTTTACCCCAAGGTTTGTGTCGTCAATTATGGGGTTCATGCCGTGCTTGAATAGCACTTCAGCAATGGCCTTCTCGCAGTCAATCGTGACCTGTTCGCGCTTGCCGGTCCACACCGATTCAAACAACATGGCTCGCAAATCATCCCGGTTGATGCGACCATCGTTACCGCTTGCCTTCACTGCCATACGGGCAAACGTAGACTTCCCGCTTGCGGGAAGCCCTTTGAGCATTGTCAGTTTCAAGTCTTTCCCCTCCACACCGAGAATATCACCGATGTAGGCAGAATAGGGAATGAGCACTTCGGAACAGCCTCAAATGATTATCCGGCATCCTATTGGAGTGAGGTACTCCTATGCTCAATATCATCTTGGTGATTCTGATGTTCCTCTGCGGCTTTGGCGGATATGCTATCCCAGCAACGCAGCCAGCCGGTTTCCGGTATGGTGTCGGACTTCTCGGCGCTGTGTTGTTTATCCTGTTCTGCCTCATCAACCTGGGGATAATTCATCCCGGTACGCTTTAGTTTTCCACGATCAAGACTTTCTCATAGCCGCGACCTTGGCAGAGAAATTTGGTCCAAAGACAAGTATCTTGCCACCACATGAAGTCGCCTGTTGAGGTTGCCACGAGCCTTATGGTGCGGAATTGAATCCCAGGTAGACGCTGCCTGAGCGGGTTCCTGATGCCACCAGCCGTGGGCATAGTGAAGGTGAATGCTGCGGTTGGATTGCTGTCGTAATACACGCTTACAGTGATCGGGGCCGTGGCACTGTATTGGGCAAAAAAGTCTCGGCATATCTTGGAATCTGCCCCGCCGCAGTTCATATCGTAAGAATCTAGTGTTTTGCGCGTCCTCGGCAGCACAAGGGCTTCCACGGCTGCCTGGAACAGGTAACTCCATGCGCTTACGTTCCCCGCAATCAAGAGCGAAATCTTGTACGCTTGCTGCCCGAGTCCGGCATTCACTGGCAGGTTGATCTTGCCTCTCTGTGTGTTGTTGATCGTCCCGAGCGGAACCGTGATCTCCCCATCGTTGAAGAGCACCGATACGTTGAGGGTTTGCCCTCCGGTGTTGCAGTCGATCTGCACCGCATTGTACTGCTTCTGGTTGGCAGGACTGCCTTGGAAACTGTACGCGGTCTGCAAATTGATTGCGATTGGGTTTGCGACGAGTACCCCCCCAGACGCTCCCTGATCGGTGGGCAGGTTTTGCCTGTCGATGTGGACGAGTCCGTTTGAGTCACCATAGAGCAACTGATTGGTGTCGGCTTCCAAGTAGATGCTCTGCGCGTCCGCATCGTCATTCCGCCAGCGATTCGCGTATTGCGTATGCATGATCAGTCTGTGGCGGTTTCCGTCCGTGCCGATGTACGAAAAGAAGAGCATCGAATTCCAGTAAGCTGCGACCGTCTGATTCAATAGACTCAGGTTCGCTTCTACGATAGGGGAAGAGCCAACGGACTGTAGGAGAAACTCAATCGCCAAACTCAAATACTCTGAGTCTCCCCCCGCAAAGTCCCTGATACCGTCCACGGCCATGTAGTAGATGGCCTTCTCCGTGACGATATAACCGAACGGAGCGATGCACCCAAACTTACACTTTGTCGGATAAGGCGGCTGAGTTGCCGGAGAGTCTGGAGGAATCATCCACCATCCGCTCTTGACGCAGCTCACGAACACGTTCCCGGCATACGGCACCACCGCCGTAATGTAGTCATCCGGCGTCGAGACAATGACGTTGTTCGCCTCTCCCACGTACTGCGGCGCGTTTCCCGTTGAGAAGTAGAGCGTCGACGGGTTGTTTGGATCTCCCCAATACCAAGCCTTGTTGAAGGCAATCACCATCCCGTAAACCGGCTGGCCTACCTTGATGCTCGCCTGGACTTGCTCTCCGATTGCATGAGTGTTCTGCACAAAAGCTGTAAAACCCACAATCTCTCTATTGCCGAAGCCGCCAAAAATCACAGACAGAACCGTTACGGTTTCGAAGTTGTTAGAAATGGCCGTTGGGCTCCCCAGTGTTACCTGCTGGCGAACGACTATTGGGATTGGAATAACGAAAACAGAAAGCGGCGTCCCCAGAGTCACAGTCGCAACTTGATTGGTGGTGTTGATTGCCATTCCAACCGTATTGTTTACCGGGACAGGAAGCAGACTCGGCACCGGAACGTCATTCGTAAACGAGACAAAATCCGCTCCGGCAAGCTGGTAGTCCGGCGTGGTTTCGGTGTACTGTACTATCCCGCCGGCCGATATGGTGACCGGGATTTCATCCAGTCTCCTGAAGTTGTCTCCGAGCGTTCCCCCTCGTCTGTAGATTCTCAAATACCCGATCTGACCGTCCTGTAATTGCCCTGCGGGTCCGTAGGTAGTCACGTTCATGTTTAACAACACCGGCTGGCGCCGTGGGTAGACCCAGTTCGTCTGGTTTGGAGGATTCTGGTTCGTCATGATCGGTGACGGGTTCGATTCCGTTCCGTCGACCGGATTCAAGAACGTCCAAACGTAGTCGTAACCCACCCCACCAAGCGTGTCCGGGCCTGCCCCTCCGACGAGAAGCAGAGAAGCCATTTCAATGAGAACCGGAGCGGCGTTGTCGTTGGTGACAATTGTGATCTGATAGCCGGTGATGTTTGACCAGTTATCAGTGAGAGAGTTGAAGTCCGCATTTCCAGACCCTGCGAAGTCCGACAATTGAAGTAGAAACGCCGTCCATCCGCCTCCTGTATTCAATTGAGCGATTCCACCTGACCCTGGGTTATAAAGCCCTAGAGAATCGTCAAGCAGTGCGTCTGTAGCGGCTGTCGTAGCGTCCGTGGAGTTTGATGAAGCTGTCGTCAGAAGATTCTGTAACGGGCCTTGAGCGATGACTTTGTAGAACGTTGATCCATCTCCCAGGGTAAAAGACAACTGGATCGATTGAACTTGGGTTGGATCGCTCACGTAGAGTTGAAAACTGATGTAATCGGCCTGTTGAAGAGTCGTCGGCCAAGCCGACACAGGAGTTCCAGTAAAAGCAAGAGCAACCGTACCCGTTGTGGAAGCCGCTACGGTTCCAGACCACCCATATTGCTCTACCAGTGCCCCCGTCAAATGGGTCTTCGTGAAATTAGCAATGAACCCCGTTGTGGTTAATCCGACAACAAGTACAGTTTCCTGACTCGCTCCGGTATCAACTATCAGAGAAGCGTACAACGTTACCGGAGCTATACTTCCATTGGAAAATGGAACCGCTTGAAGCCCAGGAACCGTGATTGCCGCTGTGGTGTTTCCCGTGATCCCAACATTGTAGTTTCCAGTAAAAGCACCCATTCCAGAAGTTGTATAAGAGGATGATATTGATGGGTCGAGAACGATGGAATCTGGCTCTTGTACGGATGCTTGCACGGGGAACTGCGGGGGAAAAATACCGTTTTGTTGCGGCGCTGAAAAGGTTCCGTTGTCCTTGAACATGCCAAGGCTGTCGCTGATGAAGGCATAATTGCTTGAAGTCCAGTCGGTGTTGGTGTAAGACGCGAACGAGCACGGCTTCCCACTCAGAGACGATGAAATCTTTGTGTATGCGCCCGGTGCGGTCCCGCTCCGTCTCCAGAGGTTCCCCGCCGAATCAACAGCGTACCTATACGCCGCCCCAAAAAGCCCCCCGAGCTTAAAAAGGCTGACAATCTTCCCCGATAATGGGTAGACAGGACTTCCCACGGTCCCGCCGCTATTGTTTACAAGGCTACCTAATCTTTGTGCCCATGCTCCTTCGGCCAACTCTTCGCAATTATCGGCGTTAAGCATAGAGTTGGGCGGGAGCAAATCATCGACCGCTCTCGCTGCTATGCCAACAGAATTGAAAATCAGAGGAAATTCCCGGTACTGGCTGTCCATATCGAAAGAGTACCGCTAAGAGGTTTGGTTTTCTAGGGGAATATATAGGCACTCTTCCAAACAGACTTAACCACCAACTCGTCGTCGCTCACGCCTCCTGCCTAACCAGCGGCCTTCTGCTGGCCTCCTGCATCCGTCTGACAATCTCGTTCAAGCACTGCTCCTCACGCCGCTTCGCGTAGCCGTTCTGCGGGTCTTGAGTGAAAGACTCCATTGCGTCTGTCCACTCTTCGTAAAGACGATTATTGCTCAAGCTCTGAAGGTTCACTGACTACCTTTCCAAATTTTGGAATTACTTGCGGTCGATTCCGAACAACTCGGGAGCGAACATCGCATCGTAAGATGGACCGCCGTGGTCCGTAAGGCCCCACTTGGCCTCAATAATTTCTCCATCTCTAGGGCCTCTCCTGATTCTCTCAAGTTCCTCTTCCGGCCCCAAGCGGATTATCGAGGATAGCCACGAAGCATTCAGAATAAAGAGAATGATTCCGGGTTGCTTTCCGGCGAAGTCGAGCCACGTTCGCGGCAGTTCTGGGATTTTCCAATTGTCCGGGTTGGAAAGAACATACTGCTGCCAGGGAAAGACGCGGCTTGTGTTTCCGCCATATCCCAGTGTTCCTAAACGGAACACGTCTGATAGGTCTTGGTGAATGCGGATGCAAAGCTCACGCCCTATACGACCCAAACCTGTAGGGGAAGTAACTGCATCGGAAATGACGAGAAACGGTATCTGTGACATTCTTACTCCAAAATTTGGAATCCTACAACTGTTTCAGGCTGATCTTGCCGCCGTTCTTGTTGATGAGTCCAGCCTTCCACAACTGACTTACAACTCCAGCCACGCTCCCCTGAGCGCACTTTGCATGAAGCCGCAACTGTGTTTGAGATAGTTCTCCGTGGAGCATAAGAGCGTCGATGAATCGAGCAGGAATACCCGGCATTTTCCTCTTCCAATCTTCCCACACTGCGGCTTTGCGAGGATCAAGTCCCGAGGCAGATGCCATCTCTCCCTGCACACCTGTAGCCTCAATCTCTCCAAAGATCATTTGCAAGCCACTGTAGACAGGCGTGAGAGCTTCACGTAAACGAGAAACCCCACGCTCCATCGTTGCGGTTTTCTGCCGCTCCTTGCGTAGATCGTCCTGCGCGTCCTCAAGTTGATTCCGTAGATCATCAATCTCTTGCTGAAGTTGATGGACTCTCTTAAGCGGGTCCGGTAGCGAACTAAGAATGGACAGACTCACTGGAACCTCCTGTAAGTTTTGCTCTGAATGCGCCAAGGGTTTGCGTGAGGATTGCAGGTGCCCCAACTCGTTCAAGGCCGCGAATATAAGAGAATGCCAGCCGCAGAGCGCAAAGATTCAACCGCGCCTCCGTGTACTGGTCAATCGCCATCACATACTCGTGTCGATGATCGTGCGTTCCAAGAATCCATGCCTTCGCCTGTTGACGCCACTCGGACAGCTTCTTAAACAATGCAGGATCGCCGCCACCTGGGGAGTCGGGGTGGGCCTTCCTTGCGCGGTCGCGGAATGCCTCGTCAATCTCAGCCAGCGTCGGCGCAGGGCTTTCGAGTCCCAACCCCTGCTGCCAAGAGAAGTCCTCCTTCTTCATTGACCACCATACCGACACGCCAGGGTCGAGACGATCACCCTCAGAGCGGCAGACGAGGATTGACGTTGCTTCCATCTTGTCAAGTTCGCTGGCAAGCATATCTCGGTATTGACCCCACGACTTCTTCCATGAGTGTTGCGGTTTGCGCTCCTTGATGCGCGTTCGTTCGCATCCATCCGGCCACTTCAACTTACATTCCTCAATCAGATCGACTTTCTTAGGCATCCTCTTCCCCCTCTACAAACCGCTCCCCGCAGTCCTCGCAAACGTACTGTCCCTCACCAACAATGGTCAGATCGTCGCTGCCACATTCAGGGCACACGGGAATATCTTCTGGCCCCTCGTCAAGATCATCGTCGAACTCGTCATACTCAAACGCGCCTCTCACTTGACCACCGGAACTCTCTTGCAACGCACACAGGCCAGATGAAGCCGGTACGGATTGTGCCGGTCCCTCACTGGCCTTGGCTTGCAGCCGAATAGTTTGCAAATCAATCGCTTCATGTAGGCAGAATACACCTTAAACCGTTTCTGTGGGGAACTCGTGAATCAGCAAGTGAGCGGGGATCAAAGCAGCACCTTCCGCTGACGTTCTTGCGCCCATCTGCTTCATCCAAAACTTACTGCCGTTGGCTTTGCACTCTCTCTGCACATCCTCGGCCCACTTCTGTTCCATCGGTCTGCGTCCGGCTCCGCTCTCTGCTCCGCATATCACCCAATCCGGCACAATCGCCCACTGACCCATCCCGTTTATTTGCAGCGGCCCAAGAGCTGGTTCATAGCTGATGAATGTTGTCAGGTCGCGTCCGAGAGCAGCCCGGTACAGATACGGCCAGCGAAGATCATAGTTTTTCTGATCCTCTGTCGACGTTCCGAGCCACACGTTGCCGTGCTTGAATTCTTGCGGCAGGTACTTAGCATACCGTTGTGGTCGCTTTGTGAGGAGTTGCCAGATGAGGTTCGGCGTGTTGTCGATCAACCCCCAAAGTCGCTCACGCTGACCGGCCGGTGCCTCGTCATCCATCACATCTGCCATCGAAGCGCAGAACACCCTCCACGGATTCCCTGACTTCTTGGCAAGCCGATCCCATTTCAACGGCTCTTTCCAGTAAGCGTCACTCATCACCTTACGAGGAACTCCCTTACCCCAATGCGGATCTCCAAACCGTTTGTCGAGTGTCTCCGCGTAGCAGTTGTCACACCCTGGAGAAATTTTTGTACATCCATGCCACGAATTAAAAGTTGAGTGGCACCAAGAAATACCTGTTTCCTGTCCCATAAACCCTCCATATTAGGAACTGTATCATGTTGGCAGATTCGTGTTGTCAGGCCAGATTACCCTCCCGCAAGGCATCGTAAACTCCCTCGGGTCGGAAACCGACTTCTCAACCGTAACCAGAGCCCAGGCCGGACAGGTCTCACACTCGATCTTGTACGAGCCTCGGTCTGGAGCCTCTGGCAGCTTCACCGTACACTCGGTTCCTGAGCACGTACTCTTCGGTCGTTCGCGGCCTAGCCAACTCTTCCGGTCTGGGGAGGTAGCGCCGATGAAGTAGAGTTTGTGGTCATTCATTGGGACCGTTCTCCCGCGTATACAAACTCGTGCGATAGAGCCACAATGTCGTCCTCTTCTCCATCTAAGGAAACTCTCATGCGAGCTACGTCTCGCGTAATGATGTTTACCAACTGCGGATGATGTGGGCACTCCGCGCCTTCGGTCCTGCCGAAAATCTCGCACAAGGCTGGCCGCACCGGATACACCGCGCATGTCCAATTCCGCGTGTCCACAAAAGCGCAAGTCAACTTCCCTCTCTTTTGCGCCTTTAGCACCGCGTACTCTTCAGCCGGTACGCTCGCCAGATGTTTTTCAATTGCCGCGAGACGATGCGCCGACAAAGGGACTATGCCGCAACAGTCGGCATGGCAAGTCGAGCATGGCAATTTATCACTCATCATTGGTTCTCCAAATTTTGGAGTCGGCTTGCCGCGTCCTTCCAAGCCTCTTCATCGGTCCAGTGGATGCCGCTTAGGAACACGTAGCCAACCAATGCAGGCGGGTCCGACTGCTCCCGTGGACGGCGTATCTCGACACGCGACCTGCGCCAATATAAATACGCTGTCGGGTATTTACTAAAGACCTTTTCCTGATATGTCATGGTTCCTCGCGTATTCCACTACTCTTGCTTTTACGGTCGCTGCGCTAGGCTTACAAGGCTCGCTACTGCGTAGCGGCCTTGTGGGGAATGTTTCTGCTTCTGTCATTTGCCTCTGCCTCTGTAATGTGCATCTGCTTTCTGCCTCTGCTTTCTGCTATGTGTGATGTTACGGTAACGTAACGCTACGTAACGCCGTTACGATATTGCTTCCTTCGCTCTCGAAGTTTTCTTTGTCGGTCAGCGGCAGTATGGTCTTTGTCCCTATATTTCATGAAGTTAAGGATTAAAAAGCCGCCGTCAGTACGAATCATTCGCCTGCCATCGAACTCCGTTGATCGGCTTTCAATCTCAGGTTCCCCCAACCTTCGAAGAGCATCTAAGCCAGCATCTTTGTCGACGCCGGCCCGGTTAATGATTCCAAGGCTTGCGGCTGGTACGAAGCCGTACCAACCTGGGGGAGCCTCGAAGTCGGTGAATTCCAACTGACCAACCTCAATTTGTCGAGTGGGATCTTTGAACTCTCTTGGTTCTGCCATTAGAAGAGCTGTGATGAAGATTTCTCTGAGGTCGCGTTCAATCCAGAGCGTAGAATCGAGGATTTTGGTGTCGAGTTTTACGAATGCCATTCGCACAAAGTAACACCTGTCACTCCGTTACGCAAGACATTTTTGCAGCATTTGTGGAAGTCTGGTATGATTCTTTTGTGATAGGGGCGTACCGCGCCCACACCTTTTGGTTGCCTCCATTTGCTGTTTCACTTACCTCCAGCCCCGGCCTCAAAGCCGGGGTTCCTTTTTGCCTGTTTCCCACTTTTACACAATCCGGTGTATCCTGCCTACATGGACACGATTTCCACATGCGATCTGTGCAAATACTGGCAGTGGCGGCTGAGAGATGTAAGCCGATCTAAAGAAAAAGCTATCGAAGCCAACACTCAGCGCCAGTTGAACGGATGCTCAACCGAATCAATCGGCGGCTTCCATGATGATTTCCTCTCAGTGAGACACGCTCTTGTGCGGCATAGACTCTCCGCGCATGGTACGGCATAATGATTGTCGAAGTCTGGAGCCTCAAGAGAGGTATCATCGACCCACCAGAGCCGCTGGAACCTGAGCACAGCGCATGGGTTGAAGACCTCTGGTGGAGGCAAAACAACCCCGAAGAGTCTGAGTGAATAAGCTATTGGGGAACGCTGCGGAGAGAACTTCCTATTGCATCTGGGGATCGTTAATTATGTCACTCAGCATCTTGCAGACCTTTACCCCGAACTGGTAGCGGCTTGCAAAGTATTTCGCTAAACCTGGGTTCCTGGCTTCACCGTCCTTGGAGAACGCGAAACTGAGGGTTCTGTAGAGGATGTACTGAGTTAGGCAGTCCGGCACGATGAAGCCGTCTCCCCACCCCATAGTCTGCGCCTGCCGCTGCGCGTAGACACACTCCAAGCTAAGATTGTTCCCCATCCTCGGCCAGATGCCGACGTTCTGGATGCCGATTTTATCCCTAAACCAAACCCTCGGCTGGCTCAACGCCTGCTGGCTCCATCCGTAGAACATCGAATCGAGATTGCTTTGTGAAGTCTCCCTCAGCGGATACGACTCGTAAGCCACCCTCACCGGAAACAGCGAATCGGCCGACAGAGCCGTATTCTGAGTCGTTGGGGCCACAACCAAATCCGCGATGTTGTACGCCAGCGGAACGTCCGTGTAGAAATCCGAAGTGGCGCTGCTGATGTATGCGATCATCTCCGACTGAGTAAAGAGCGGATCTGTCGGATACCGCACCGGGAACGTGCTTCCGTTTATCCATTCTCCTGCCGCGTGAGCATTCGCAAAGTTCGCAGTGAAGCTCACACCCACGTTGACAGCCGTAACCGTAACAACTTCGAGGTTCCCCCCAGTCACTCCGCACACCAACTGAGCGCCGACGTAGAAGCAGACCGTGGGAACCCACACTGCCGGATTGCTGATGGGAATCGTTTGAGAACCGGCTGTGATCGCGGCAGGAAATTGCTCGTTGACGACAGGCTGGATCAGCGCGTAGCTCGCGTCCTGGAGCCTATCGATCACGCGAAGATAACCTGCTCCAACTGTCGGGGATGACATCAGTCCTCCCAGTCCGACAAATCAACGGTTTGATTTACGAGAGCGTGCGTGCAGTCTCCGAGAAATTGAATCTTGCCGTCTTTTACGAAAGAGTGACACCGAACATCTTTCCCGTCGCTATCAGTTGCTGAAAAGTTAATGCTCGGCATAACTGTTGGGAGATCTTCATTGCCGTTCCAGTCCCATACGGGCTCAGGGAGAAGCGCCTGACCGTTGATTTTCACGCGAATGCGGTGGTGGTATCCACACCCAGGGCAACTGAATCCAGCATAGCCCTTATCTGACACGCTCAACTTCGCCATGGAATCATTTTCAACCTAGCGGCTTGTGGAGTCTACTGGAATCGGCCAGAGACCGCGTTCTGTGAGAATTTCCACGTACTCGGCATAGTTCTTCGGATGGAGACAGGCTTCCATATAGAAGGCGCTGCGCACCAACCTGTAAGCCGCCAAGTATCCGATGTAGTCCTTCTCGTCTAAAAGCCGGTTGAAGGGGCGAATGGCATCGTAGAACTCTCGCTCACGCTTTTCCTCTGCCCTGCCAGTCTCTTCCAGATTTGCCAAAGCATTCTGCAACATCTCAAGAGTTATAACGCAGCAACCAGCCCCCGAATAATAAGGCAGTGATGTTGAAGACCGCGTGATGCCGCCGTAGGTTTCGTTGCTCATGCCTACATCATATCGCTATTCTATTGTTTTGGGGTTCACCTGGCTGCGGCCGCCGTAGGCCGAACTATGCGACCCGAGCAAATGCTCCGTGAAACTCACTAGCAGCCTTGCAGTAAGCAGCATAGGCCAATTCAGGGGTCGGGAATAGTCCAAGATACACTTTCTTTCCGTTGACGCTAATTTGTGCAGTCCACTTCCCCGTAGCTTTATGCCACGAGACGCCTTTATAACCACTTTTGTTTGTAACCGGCTTCTTTGTATTCTGCATATTTTGGGCGGAAGATGCAGGTCGGACATTATCCCTTCGGTTGTCGAGAGTATTGCGATTCTTGTGATCTGGCTTAATAATTCCAGCAACTTCTCTGTGCATGTAAATATGGGCTTTATGGTTGCCGTCCGCGTGACGAACCGCATAGTAGCAATTTCCCTTTTTGTCCTGTTTCGCAAACCATTTTGACCTCATCAGCCAGATGTAATCAACCTCATCAACTATGGTCCAGAGTCCGCGAGTGAGAGGGATGAGGCGGCAATACACTCCGTCTATCTTGAAGGGAAGGGCATCTACAATTATCGGCCTGATTTTGCTTTGATGACCTAGCACGTAGCGGCACGGATAGCCCTGTTTGACGCCGAATTTACGGCTTGTCATTGTGCAGATTTTCGTCTGCTCGCCACACTCGCAATGGCAGTTGCCGTAACCAACTTTGCAATTAGTTCCGCAAAATATGCATGTTGGTACAATTGCTTCGAGGGGTGTCATAGTCGCTCCAATCCAGCGATGAGGCTTGCCGGGAGGTCGCACTCCCTGACACCCTTTATTCTACTCCACGGTCTTAGAATTTACTGCCGATCTTGCCCCATACGCAGACGAGAAAACCAGCGAGTCTAAGCGGTTTTGGAAGAGGCTGAGGGCCTTAACTTCGGCGAGATATTCCTCGAAAACCACAGACGCCTCTTCTGCTTCTTGACCGCCTTCTTTAGCTCTGAGTTGTGCCGCCGCGTACTTGGACAGCAAATCGGAGAACTCACTTTGCAATGGAATGGTCTCATTGCCTGTTAGCGGCCTTGGGGTGTTGATCGGGCAAGCGATGAAGTCAATGACCACGTTAGCCTCCGCGACCAATTGCGGATAGATGAAGAACCCCGAAACACCCAACGGCCCCCAACCGATGATCTGTGTCCCCGGTGTCATCTGGCCCCAGCCGGGGTTCATCTGATCCAAGCCACTCAGAGAGGTCTTCCTAATGGGATATGGCGCTTTCATCCTCAACGGCGCCACAATGCCCACAGGGACCGTAGGGCTCGCGTAGAGGCCCCCTCCTGACGCCTGAAGGCTGAACCACGTCGTATTCGCTGCCAAGGTCACCTGGACGCTCACAAGCTGCACTACGCCGGTTATGAGAGACGCTTCGAAGATCCCGTCAACCATCGCCGGATAGACCTCGCCGGTCAGCGACCAGAAAATTGGTCCAGATGGAGTAGCCGAAGGCAGGGCCTCCTCAACTCTGGACAGCACATCCGGCAACAAATCCGAGAGTACCAGTAGCGCCACGGTTCCCTTTCAAAAGCAAAGCCGCCCAATGAGAGCGGCCTTGACTTGGATTCCAAAATTTGGAATCAGATGATGATTGCCGCCGCACCCATCTTGTCATTTAGCGTCCCGGCAACCCACATATCACTTGTCCTGATGGCGTTCCATTGTTCGACACCGAAATTGTCAGACCCACTAACTAAAATCTCTTGAAAAGCACTGCCTCCACCTACATTCGTAACAGTGCTGTCAGAGCCTTCCCAGATGCTCCCTGAATTATTCGTGATGTTGTTCATCCTGAGAACAGCGCAAGCAATACTCAGAACGATCTGCGTCCCACTCGGCCAGTTCGATACCGGAGCATCGCCTTCAGATATGCAAGAGAGAACGTTGGTGCTGGTATTGACTGCATTGACCATCAAGCAGTTCGTCGGACTCGATCCACCAAAACCGAGAACGATGCGGTCGCCTATTTGGTACTGGGAGGCTTTCGCAACCGGCACGAAGTAGAATCCGTTCGGCTGCTTCAAGTTCTTGAAAGCCGCAGTCAGCTTGTCTCCGAAGAGAGGCTGTGCGGCTCCGGTGATAGTTTGTAGTCCCCAACTTCTGATCATGGCCGGTCCTTTTCATCCCACATTGCGTTCCCTGCCTTCGGAGAGAAGAACGAGCACTCTCCTCCACGTGGGTCTGGAATCAAATCGAACTCCGTTGACCTGGGGATGGCAGTTGATGGACTGATCTCCGATTCCGGCTGCACAAACCGCCTCTGCACCGTTGCCTGCATGTCTGTCGATTGATTCTTCTTCATCTGCGTACCTCCCCTACCGTTACACCGTGAGGCAAAACCTGTCCTGGCGGCGTTTGCCAATTCTCTCGCGGCATCCTCGGCTGGTCCCAGTTCGACCTGTTCTCATTCAAGACTACACTCGAACATCCGTGATCTTTCTCAAGCCGCTGAAGATGCTGCATACTCTCGACGTGAACCGGCTTCCCTGTGATCGTTGTCGTCACGAAATCAAATGCGCTCTTGGCTACGTTCGGCAATACTTGGCCACGGCCGTAGAAGCAGTCCGTACAGAGGAAGGCTTGTCTTTCAGCGGAATACACGAACCCGCCGCCGCTATATACGGTATGCTTCAAGCATCCTTCGTTAGCACAGTAGTTCTTCTTGTATGCCAAATTCAGTTCCTCGAAAATCATTATGCGCTGTAGGACCAAGCGGCTTCAATTGAAAACCGTTAGCGGTGCATCTGACCCCAAAGCGAGTTGTCGCCGCCTACATTCACTTCGTCGTTGTAATCCCACTGCACAGCTTGCTGTTCCAGACCCTCGTCGGCGTTCTCCATCTCAAGAAGGTCTTTCTCGAATTGCTTCTCCTTGTTGGCCGCAACCGTAATCGCCGTCATTGGGTCGTAGTAAGTGTTCTGCTTGGGTCGATACTGAAGAGCATCCGCAATCGCCCCGGTCACCACAAGGTCTGACCTGATCCACGCCTGCGGTGAGTCGCTATCGAGAATCATGTTCGGCGGTTGTGTGTAAGCCTCAAATGGGAAGGTCTGAGCCGCATACGGAGAAGGCCACACTTCGACCTGAAACTGTCCGTCTGGGGTCGGAGGCCGCGTAGCCATCGTTGTAGCCCAACCCATAGACGCTCGCCATTGGTCACGAGCTTCAAGTACCTGGACAGGGACACCAATCTCTAAGGGCCAACCGAACAAGGCGTTTGACGCCCATTTCAGCCTCTTAACATTTGCCCCGAAACTTATGTAAACCTCTAAAATGTAATACGCGCCACTGAAGCTCGGTCCTGGGTATGGAGTGTCTAGCGTCAACTGCTGCAACCCTGGATTGACGAAGACGATGGTTTGGTAAGGCTGTGTGAACGTCTGCCGGAACTGAAGCCCAACAAGAGCAGGAGTCCATGCGGTCCCGATCCCCTGAACGATGTTGCTGTTGTAGGTGACCGTGCAGGTTCCCGTGGTCTGGATGTTGGGGACATTCGCTACGCCGCGTACCTTGGTCGCATACCACGATCTGCGGTCGATGATCTGCCGCATCCGGTTATTCACCATGCGGCCAGCTACTTCGGAGTCTACGTTCGAATTCCAGTTCGTGACTTCACGAAGCATGGTGCCAAAATTTGACTGCACCGAAAACGCTTGGCTGTACGGGCTACTTCCGACTTGGAAGGGAAATAACGGCGATGTCAGGACTACAGGCATCTAGGCTCCTAGCGCCCGCTGGAGCGAGCCTTCTTCTTGCGCCATGTTTGATCTGCGACCTTGCCGCGAGGAAGGGTCTTACCGGGCGCTCCACTGTCATACCGCTTATTGTTGGCCCTTACCGTCTCGTTGTAGTTTGTATTGCGAGGACCGTCTTTCTCAATCTGATGGAGTTCTGTACCAAACGGCTTCAAGGCTCTCATCTTCGGACTCGCGCTGATTGTTTGGGTCGCCATGACTACGACCGTCCCTTCTTCATCCCACGCATCATCTTTCCGGTTGGCTTCTTCTCGCCCCGCATGATCTTCGAACCGCGTGAACCCTTATTCTCGCTGCAACGCTTCATGGTTAGCTCCTCGCTTTCATTCTCTTCTTCGAACGGACCTTCCCGCCCTTCCGCAAACTGGCAAGGTTGGTGATCGGGCTAAGCACTCTTAGCCATGTCGGGACTCAACCACCACTCTTTTTTCCCTGCTTGCCTTGTGGTGATTTCATCCTATCGTTGTCGCTCCAATTGCCGCTGTCTGCCATGACTACCTCGATTCCTTGCCGCGCTTCTTGTTTGTCAAAGTCATTCCCGACCGCTTCATCAACCGCTCTACAGGCTTACGCTTGTTCGCCGGTATAACCCTTTCATTCTCATGGGCGACAATCAACACCGGCTTGTTCTTTCTCGTCGCCATTACTTCCTCGGCTTTACTCTTGACTTCCGTGCCTTGACACGCCCACCCTTTTTGAAACTTACGGGCGTGATCCTGTCACTGGCAGACCTATCCATGAGGCTACTTCCTTCTGAACTCAGAGTCCGTCCAGCCGCCTTCAAACCTTCTTTCCACTTTCGATCTTGTTTTGAAGCAGGGCTTGTACTTGCATTGCCTGGATTTACTCCATCGCCGCCATCAGGCATATCGTGCTCCTCTCAAAACGAAAGGGGCAGGGCCTAAACCCCGCCCCTTCGGTTAATCGCCCATAGAGGGCCTTACAGACCGGCAACTAGCAGATCAAACGAGTAACTGGCAAGGTTGGTCCCAGGACCGATTTCTCCCAATGGAGCGTTGGCGCCAGAATCCTGAAAAATCTGCAACTTCTGAGTCGCGGTATTCCACTGGGGGAAGTAAGCCGAACTTGGCTCAGGTCCGACAGTTCCTCCAACCGGAACGACAAACAACACCTTGGTCAAACCAACGTCGCCTCCGGTAAGAGGATTCCCACCGATTCCCTCGATGAGATACCCGCCCGAAGCATAGTCGGAGATCCCAGGTTGCAGGGTGACAAGCTCCCCCCTCAGATTTCCAAGAGAGAGATCGCCGTCCGGGTTCTTCTTGATTGTTGCCATGAACGGCCTCCCTTAGATGATGTCGCAGCCAACGAGCACGTCGACCAAGCCGGCTGTGAGAGCCGACAAAACCGATGCCTGTCTGCCGAACGGTTGATAGGTTGCCGAGCTTCCGGCCGCGATTGAGTTCATGCTGAGAGTTCCTGCAACCGGAACTAGCCATGAGCCAATTCCAGCGGCAGACGAACCAGAGCAATACGCCTGCGACAAGAAGCCGGCGACTTGGATCATGATGTAGGAACCGACAAGTTGCGCCGCCGTCAAAGACGTGAGCGAAGTCGTGTTCAACATCATGAATCCGGCCGGGAAATTCAACCCGAGGGTCGTCCCTCCCAATGCCTCAGTCGTGATTCCGGTGACTGTCGTGTAGGTTTCGTCCGTCCAGTAGACCGGAGCCGGAGCCGCAGCGGTCGTCAGGTTCCCCGTGGTGATTGCCGAAGTCGACAAATACTGGACGAGCATGAAGATTGCCGGAGAACCGCTTGGATTCGCCTGCAAACTCGTAGCGCCAGTGGTTGTACTGGTTACGCCGAAATACCTCTGACCGAGCACTTGGTTCTCGCCCAATCCCTTCCACGGAGCAAATGCGGTCGTGGGGTTGTAGAGATAGGTACGAGTTAAGCCTGTGTCGATCTGAAGAAGTTGATTGCTTACACCGAAAATTGCCATGTCATTCTCCTTTTCTCACAGGCCGCTAAAGTTCAGATTAAACATGAGCCTTGGCGCATCGAACACCAAGTCGCCGTCATAGAAATACTGGCCGGCCACGTCGTCAGTGTTCTGCGCTTCCTTCCACCCCGAGAACCCGAAAGCGTACTTCGGAATCGTCGACACGTAGAAGAAGATGTAGTTGGTGTTGAAGCCGTACATCTGGTAGGCACCGCCCAGCGTACTCAGGTACTGGTCGACAACCACCTGGCCTCCATTCCAGAAGAACGAGCGGAATCCAACGTGAACGTCGGAGGTCTCGTCATTGAACCGCTGTTGCGGCTGGAGCTTGTTCCACATAGCATCCCACACCGGCTGTGTGGTCGTAATCATGTCGACCTTCTCCTGGCCGAACCATGACGCACCGTAAGCCGTCTGCACAGCGCCCAGCGAGAATGCCGATGGAGCCAAGTAGTAAGCGTTGATGCCAGTGTTAGCCGCCGATGCGATGTCGGTTCTGGTGACACCGCCATACGTCGGATAGTTGGCCGGGATATTGATGGCCGCTGCCGCGCCGTCCAGATCGGTCGTAGAGTTCAACGAAGTCGAACCGTCTAGGCCGCCGTCTCCGTACAGGTTAATCGCAAGCAACTGCGCCATCGTACCGGAAGCGTTAATCATCTTCGAGCCGATGAAACTCAAAGCGCCTTCGGGACCACGGTTCAAAACCTGATCGGACCCATACAATGTGACGTTTACATAATATTGCTTCACATTGAAATAGAGCGCCGTGTCGGTCTGCACTGCGGATATGTCGAAGGCTTGGCCGCGCTGGTAGGAGCCGCCCTTGAGGGGCGCGTACATGATGTTGTGGCGGATCGTTAGACCGCCCTCGAACTGGAAGCGTCTTTTGTTCTTGAGCCGAGTCAGGACCGGCGAGTTCTTGAACACGGAGTCCACGATTCTCGGTACGATCTTGTCAACGGTTTTGCTCGTGAGGTCATTATAAGTGAGCACGTTAAAGCCTCGATTCCGCCCATTCGGGCCTGAGATGCTGACAACTCGGCTTTCGCCGCTTCATCGTTCAACAGGCTCTGCTAACGCTTCCTGTTGACTCATCCCTGCCAATCCCGAGTGGGTTCTGCACGAGGCTTCCCGCTTACAGATTGCAGTTGCGGTTTTGAAAGAACCGCAAAACTCTAAACCTTGCCGGCCTGGATCAATTCCTTTGCTCCCTCGACAACTCCTGCTTGTACGAGATCGCGTACATCAACCGGACCCTTGTCGCTGCCTGCGCTGTCATCCAACGCCTTTTGCAAAAGTCCCTTGGCATCACCGCCAAACTGTTGCGGAATGAAACGCTCCCCGCCGCCCGCCGGCATTCCACGATCCGCAAGCCGCTTGTTGACTTCAGCTTCGATGTCGGCCTCACGCTGCTTCTTGGCCTTCACTGGCTCCATCAGTTTGTCTTCGAGAGCGTAAGGGTCAAACTTGTTCTCCTTACTCATCATCTCGAAAAACTCTTTCTGCTTGTCCGGCGTCCACTTCTCCCCGGATTCCTTCTCGTATCGTAGCGCCACAACTCCATTGGCTGCGGCAAATCCAGCTACAAACGGGATGGTCTCCGAGTTGAACTTCGCTTCACGGGCCGTGAATCCATCCTCTACGGCCTTCTTCGTCTCGGCTGCGTAGAGTGCGGTTGCTTCTTCCCGCGTCAAACCGCCAGCTTGCTTGGCGATCTCCTGAACTTTCTTCGTAACCAGTTCGTCCAACTGCTTCGGGTCCATGTCTCCTCCAAGAGCTTTTGCCGCTTCAATCTGCCGTTCGAGTTCTGCCTTCTGGTCAGTCCAAAGGACTTTCCCTTCAGAATCGAGAACGCCTGCCTCTTCCAGAGCATGAAGTCTGTCGTAGGCTTCCTGCGACCAAGGCTCCATCTTTGCCTTGTACGCCACGGCTTCCTCGTACACAGTCTCTTTCGACTTCAACTCGTTCTGCTTGCGGCTGTAGTCGTCTTGGCGAAGCCACCCGCCTTTTAGTTCGGGTTCCTTTGCAAAAAGGTTGTCAATGAGCGTCTTCTCTTGGGCACTGAGCGCAGAGTAAATCCCTTCAAAGGTCTTGACTGCCATCTCCCTTGTCCTTCCTCGCTTCCCTCATCGGGCTCCGTCGAGGCTACGGGCTGCGGGTGTTAATGATTATCCGGGCATCTGCCCCGGCATCGGAGGTAACTGAGGTTGCGGTGGGGGTGCGCCTGCTCCAGCCGCCGGAGGAGGACCTGCCATTCCCCCTGGCTGAGATTGAGGCCCCTTTTGCTGCGCCATTGCCGCTCCGGTCTTCAAGATGGCGATGGCTCTTGTTGCATAGGTGCGGAACGTGTCGTCGTTCACACCCATTGCAATTTTCTCGATTGTCGAAACAGCCAAATCGATTTGGTTCTTGCCCACTTGCTCTTGAGCTTGCCCAATTGCTGAACCGAACCCGCTGCCGCCTGGAGGCCCCATTTGGGCCTGGGCTTGTGGTGACATCGGCGGTCTGTCGATTGGAGGCATCAGAATTCCGAGTTCCCAACCTGCGTTTTGCCGGTCTTCACGTTGACACTCGTGCCACGCGGTTCAACCGTGGTCATATCGCCTTCGTCAATGAAGGTTCCAACGGCTGCGAACTCGCCCTTCTTCATCTTCGGCGCCGAAGTCGCATCATAGTGACCGCCTACTGCAATGGGTGCGGCCATGCCCTTTCCATCTTTCATGTGATTCCTCGTCGGATGGTTTGCTTGAGTTAAGGGGAGAGCTTTTGGCCCTCCCCCACTTGCTGCCGGTCAAAACCGGCTAGCTCCGATTAGCGCCGTACGTGCTTGACACGGGCCTTCTTGCCACGCTTGGTCTCGAACATGGGATGCTCCTTTCCGGGTAGTTCGCCCTGGGTTTTATTTCGCCGGTGTTCTGGTTGCGGCCTCTCACCGCTGTACTGCTGGCGATCCCCGGAATGGATACCGGAGGTCTAATGCAGCAAGTAGTTAACTTGCCTCATTGAGCAAATGATTAAACAATTGTCCGAATGATTTCAAGCGAAATCGTAAAGAGAAAATTATTTATGGTGTGCCGCTCCCGGCTTTATGCCAGCAGCAGCCGCCGCAAGCGCCATCTGCTTTGCCTCTTCCGCAAGCTCTTCATCGTTCTCTTTCTGGTCTATATTCCAATCTGGAACAGCGATGGCAAAAAACTTCTTGCGGCTCAAATCTCGATTCTTTCTCAGTCCGGCCGCAATCGAAATACGGTCCTGGCGCTGGAATCCGAACAACGATCCCTGCTCGCATTCAAAGCCGAACTTACGGACGTGCGATTCAGAGTTCACACCTTCAGGTATCAAACTTCCCGGCCTATCGTCGATGTCCTCTTTCGTTAGTCCATCCATACCGAGAGTTTCAACGCGCCTTGCAGCGTCATAGAACTGTAGTGCTGTTCCGGTCCACAATTCTCCAACTTCATTCACGCCCGTCTCAACGTTTGCGGCTTTGAACCTGATTGGTGTTGTCTTCGAGAACTGAATCTTTTCGAGTGTGTCTCCACCTGGAACCTGCTTCTTCCCGAGAGCTTGATTAACAGCATCGGTCCCTGAGTTCTCCTTGATCGTCCTTCTGAGCATCTCAAGCACTGGCAGTGGGTAGTTTCCAATATTTGGAGGAGCCTGCCACGTCGGACCTGTAATGGCATTCGAGTTGAAAGAGATTTTCAGGTTTGGCTTGTTGGCGTCTATAGCCTTCAATGCGTCTGGGTGAATAGCCGATTTTGGAGCCATCAAAGCCGGTGCTAGTGCTCTCTTCACAGCCAACAACAATCCCGACATAATCTGGTTCATGATGTCGTTTGTGTCCATCCACGGCTTCAATACACTCAAAGCGTACTGCTGCCACGGGACCGAGTGAAGACCCATCAAAACGAATGGCCTCTTGCGGTGGTAGTAGGGGTTGGGCTCATCGTATAGGGTCACTTTGTTCGAACGAATCACAAGCCTCCCACGAGGATAGAGCTTCTCTTCTGGTTTAACCCAGTATCCCCACGGTGCGCTGTTTGGGCTCTTTCCATCCCCAGGCCCCATCCATAATGTGTTGCGGCTTTCATTGATCGAATCGTCGTTCATCCAGAACTCGACTACTTCTGCCTCTGGATACTTGCTTCTCGCGCTCGACGCCTCAGACCCTCCCATAATACGTTTCCAGCCGGAATTCAACTGCTCAAACAATTGCGGCATGACCGTTGGAGGAACCTGTGGCTCAACACCGTAGGTGCTGTAATCTTCCTGCGGACGAACGTGCTTGCCCATATTCGGATAGGCTCTCTTGATCCAGTCGAGCGTCTCCCGGCGCCGGTAGATCACCATCTCGTCTTCTTGAAGATCATGAGGTCTTGTAGGCCCAAGCCGCATCAGGGCCTTGGGGTTCAAATGCTTCATGGAGATGTCGGCGTCACACGCATCCCCGCTCGTCCCTCTGGCAAACCGATTCCAGTAGAGGAGGACCGGCGAAGTCGTGAACATTCCGAACATTGTCCAGAACGCAAGCGTTTGATTGAATTTGTCCCTGCGAGCCCAACCCTTGACCATCGCATTCAGAATCTTTGCGGTCTTCGAATAATCACCAGCAAACCCAACTTCCGAGATATGGAAGATCGGCCTTACATCGGTGAGCAGTCCTATCGTCTCCCAAAAATTCGAGAGAACCTCGTTCGACACCGGCTTTGGCCTGTAATTGGGGAGTTTCTCGCGCCATTGGATTCCGGCCAGATAATCGATAGCCTCATCCATTGCCTTCAGTTCTGGAGTGGTCTTTTGGCGCGCAATTCCCTCGCTGAAACAGCCGTCAAGGAAATCGGCCATCTTGGAATAATATTCCAACAGATAGCGGTCTTCTACTTCAGGAGTCTTAGGAATGGGAGCTTGAAAGTCTGCCATGTCGTTTTAATCGTATCTCTCAACAGTTCAGTTTGCTACGAAAATCAGAGCCAGTTGTTCTCAACCACATGCTTGATTACGCGCTCTGCCCACAACTTTGCGGTCTCCCCCTGGTCGCGGGCCTTCTCGACTACGGCACCGTAAAGACTTCCCAAGTTGATTAGTACGGCCCCCGGATTGCGCCCCTCGTAAATCGCAACGTCCTTCTTCGCTTCATCTGCAATCAACTTGGCGGTTTCAAGTTCCATCGAGAGGTTGTAGACCAACCCAAACAACTCAGATGCGCTTTCAGGCCGCTTTCCCAATAGTTCCTTCATCCGTTGGAGATCCGCTTCGGGAACGATCACTACCTCCCCCTCAGCCAGCATTTGAATCAATCCAGAGACCGTTGCGTTTCCCCTGTCTCCAAACTTAGCTTCAAACTTTGTCTTCGCGGTCGGCGGTACAACCACTTCCATCTTGACGTGGTTCGGCTGGACCATCACTGGCGGCTTAGACTCTTCGTACTTCACTTGCGGGTTCAATCCAAGGAACGCTGCGGTGTCGTTCCATGAATGGCTACTGTTGGCCGAGCACACTAGCTTGCGATGTTCGGCGTTGACCTGTGCTCCGCATTGCGGGCAGGCATAACGGGTTTTTACGATTGGCACTTTCTTTCCCTCCTCATTCCAAATTTTAGAATTAGTGTTTCGTCGTTTTGTGATAAGGGCAGCGGCAATGAAATCCCAATCGACAACTGCAATCTGGTTCGGCGTAGAGATCGAGGATTCTCTCCTGTTCCGCAACCTTGCCTTTCACTTTGTCAGACCAATCTTTATCCACACATCTTTCAAGATCGGATACCGTGATGTTCCGGTAGTAGTAGTTTCCATCCCGCATACGGATTCCACCCTTGACGCAGATGCACCACTGAGCGGAGCAGCCTAAATCGTTAGGGTTCTCCCTAAAGCCAGTAAATTCCTTCCAAGTCACTTCGCCGGGGCCATTGCCTTGGAAGTAGTTCTTCCAATCGGTTTGCTTGCAGGTTCTCCAAAATCCACGTAGCCGGTAGAGCATTAAACCGAACCAGCCAACCTCAACTTCTTCGCCGTCATGATAAATCACAGATGCTTCCATATTTCCTCCTCACTGGTATTTCCAAGCCTCCGCATCGTTCATCACTTCTTCGCCGTCATGCCGCGACTCGTATTCCGCTACGCTTTCGGCATTAATCAATTCAGTAGGAATGCCTTCCTCAAACATCTGCTGCTGTGTGCCAGGGCGATCATGAATCGGACTAAATCGACTATTCTGAAAGTCTGATGGCACTCGAACAGTCTTCTCAACCAACTCACCCTTTTCATTTCTCCGCTTCAAAACCAAATCCGCCATCGCTCCGTGTTCGTTGACGATGTAAGAGCCGATCATCCTCTTTGAAAACTTCTCGGCCTCGAATGGAGAGCTTGATCGGTACTGCTCAACTTGAACAGGCATTCCCTCGAATATGACCCTCTTGTAGACGATGTAATTGTTTTCGTCCTTCT